TTAATCATATGGCTTTAATTTATTTTCTTTCAAAATCCAGTCATTCTCTAAATTAATCCACTTTGGGTTACTATAATGATTTAGTTCTGAATTCCATTCTAACGAAACTACTTGATAAATTTCGTCGGGGTAGTAATTTCTCTCAACCCATCTAATTCTATCGTATATTGCCCCATATTTAGGTAATACCACCTGATCAATATATCCGGTTTTAATTAGTGTTGCAATATGTTCTATAAAATTTGTAGTTCCTACTCCACCCTTTTTAGCCGAGATAATAACCGTCGCTATTAGGTGTTGATCTAAATTATTTTGATCTCCAATATGCATTTCTACATCACAATTACTAACTTTCACTAAGCCATCGTTATCCCTGACATTGTGACCAGTTAAATATGGTAATTCAAATTTATAGATACCTGGCCAAAGATGAACAGAATCAAGATTACTTAGCTCTTGTTTTCTTTTAAAAATAATAAACCCCTCCTCTTTACTCAGCATACCGAATGTACGTTTGCATTGCAAGTGAAAGTGATGTAAGATGAGGTTAGATTCAATTATAGATTTGTGACAAATTCCATGTATTAATAAGAACTAATTGACATAGTTATAGTAAGAGGATGTAGCATTTTAGTGCTGTTGAGTGTATATTAGTAAGAGGATGAAGTTAAAAACTAAATAATCTAATTATTTAGTCAGACTTGTTTTATCTTCCCATTAGCCCACTAGGACTTGTGGTTTTTTATATTAAAGAGGAGAGATTTTTATGGGCATGAGAGAATTCGCAGATCATGTAGTTTCAGTTTCAAATGAGTTTGCTGATGGTGTTACAAATTTACAACTGCAAAAAGTAATGTATTTCGCTTTAGGCAACTATATTAGTGCGCGCGGTATTGATGACGTCGTAATAGACATTTATGATGAGGCCTTTGAAGCTTGGCCGTATGGACCGGTAGTTAGATCTGAATATTTTAGAAATCGTTCTTTTGGTAGATACAATATACGAAGAGCAGGCCAACCATTCGCGATGTATGACAATCTAAACGATTTTATTCTTCATGCTTTAGAGGAAGATATAAATGACTTGGTAGAAGAAAGTCACTTACACAATACTTGGCTTATAAATAAAGAGGCTATTTTAAGGCATGAATTAGTGGAATATAATTTAGAGGATATAGTTGATGACTTCTCTGACTGACGATAGAAAGAATCAAAATGAAAAATTAATAAAAATGTTAAACCAACTGCAAGGAGCAACTGTTTCCGGCGTAGAACCATCTGTTAAAAATACAATAGCCGAAGGCTTTTTCGCGTTGCTAGATGAGTTACCATTCGATTTACTCCCATATGCCGCTGTTTCACAATTTGTATACAGTGACGATAGCGAAGATTTTCTTTATTTTATCGAGTGTCTAGAAGAAATGATTACAGATAAGTATGACACTACTGAAGTTAATTATAAAAAAGGCATAAAGATGATTGAACATATGGAGTTAGCTAAACAACAAAAGGACCATCTGTTTGAAGAACATGACAGTGAAATCAAGAAAATAAATCGTCTAACGAATGTATTTATGGCTAGGTCTAGTGAAATTGGCAAATTACAAAAAGCTACTGAAAAATTACGAGAGGATACTGAAGAATTACAAGAAGATAATAAGAGAATTATGACAAACTACATTAGTATTTTGGGGATATTTGCAGCTATGTTAATGGGCTCCTTTGGTAGCATACAAGCTTTTTCTAATTTATTTTCGAATGCACATAAATTGGATCTTGGCATAATTTTAATAATAAGTTCCATCGGAGCATCATCTGTAATCCTCATTCTGTTTTTCTTATTAAACGGTATTGCAAAACTTACCGATAGAAGTTTGTGGAGTACTAAAAAAGAAACTGGTACTTTAATTGAAAAGCATCCCTCTTTAGTAATCGTTCATGGTATCTTGATATTTATATCTCTTATCGGAGCATCACTTCAACTGAGTAACATACATCTTAATTGGGCCCCTAAAGAAGGTGCTTGGTGGCTTCTCCCATTTATATACTTACTGATAGCATGGTTTTTCTATAGAAACTTCAAGTGGGAATGGTTTCAAAAAATAAAACGAATACTAATAAGAGAAAAAAATACCTAATGGTGTATTACAGTCAATAGTTATAACTCTTTACGACTTACTCATATTACAAAATAAAGAAGGCGACTACTCATTCAATTGAGTGGTCGCCTTTTGCTTTCAATAATCAATTTAATCTTTCCATGTTTACTTTGGTATGGATAAGTGAATTTGTAAACCAAGAATAGATGACTGTGTCTTGGCAAATAAAAAAGCGACCCAATCCAATTAAGGATAGGTCGCTTTTGCGTGTTCGTATAAAAAAACAATTACACAGCGTAGTGCTGTAACCAATCGTTGTCCCTTGTTGGCTAGGGGGTTATCTAACCTTTTCGAGTTTCTCTAATAATAAATGATATTTAGCCATATCCACGTAAACTTTCTCAGATTCAATAAATCCCAAGAGATCTTTATGTATTTTAGGTTGAATTAAATCTTTTGGTAGTTCGGTTAATTCTATATTAAAACCTACTATTTCCTTGTATTTTTCTTCGATTTTTTGCGCCATAGATTGTACTCTGCTGCGAAACATCCAGAGCACTTCATCTTCATCCCCCTCCTTTTCGTCTACTTCATCATCCACTCCAGAAAAGTCACCATCTTCCATTTCTTCGATGCGAATATTAAATACTCGAAGGTCCCGTTTGATTTGGTCTAATATTTTAATTTCCTCGATAATCTTTCTTAATTTTACTGCAATCGCATTACACTGTCTTTCAGTTTCATCTTTCTCTCTTTTCACCGTCTTTCTATTGGTGAAAAACCATACAGTATATCCAGCAATAATTGGCCCGATTAAATATTGAACAATTGGTAAAACTATTTTCTCCCAAATTTCCATCCAGTTCAAAACCCTTCCTCCTCTTCTCCCGCATCCGCTTGACCTTACCCTGATGCAATCACAATTACTTGTTAAGCATATCCATTATAGCGGCTTCTGATATAAACGCAAAAAAGGCTATCACTCAATTAAGAGTGATAGCCAATTTCGTGTTCGTATTGCAAGTAAATAAAAAAGCGACTTCATAAGTGGATGTGGTACAATCCTTTAAACAGAGGGTAAGGGAGTGAAATATATTGAAGAATAAAGTCGTTGATATAGAAAATCAGTTCAGCGTTGAGATAGATAGAATTAAATATATTCTTTCGGGCTTAGAAAATGGGTATGTTTATGAACTTACTGGAGTCCAAGGTCATGGAGCGATAGCGACAAACGTTAGTAATTTAAAAAAAGAACTTAACGATCTATTCCGAAAGATACAATATGGAGAAACGTCCGATTTATATGAAATGAGCGATTTATTCTCAACAAAAGAAAATACCGAATAAAAAAAGCGGCCCATCCACAATATAATCTGTGGAGGAGCCGCTTTTTACTTTCGTCTTATTTTTTTGTAGCAAACAAAACTGCTAGGCCTACTATGTCATCTGGTTCTAACTCTTTATTCTCCCATTTGGAGCGCCACAACTCGCCAAATGCACCCGCTTTGATACCTCCATTAATTACGATTTCTTGTGTAGCTTTGGATTCCAAAAGTTTCTCATACGCTTTGCGTACAGTCGGACTTGAAAATTTCAATTCGCCATCCTCCTTTGGTGGTGCGGGTGTCCCCGCCACTTTTAATTTCAACTTGAAGTACTCAGCTAGACCATCCGCGATAGCCTCACCTTGTGCTTTCAGTTTTGCATCTGATCGTAATGCGGGAATATCCGTCGTCGAGTCCATAAACCCACCCTCTGTTAAGATGGCCGGCATATTGGATACTCGTGTCATGTGATTATTTTTGGGTTTCACCCCTCTATCGCGCAACCCCATTTCTTGCACAATGCGTGGCTGGATAATTGCCGCGATATCTTTCGATGCTTTACTTGCAGTAATCTCCTGGACAAGCGTTTCGACACCGCCGTGACTACCCCATTTACCCGCTAAAGCATTGTGGTGGATAGAAACGAGCGCATCAGCTTTCCATGCGTTTGCCTTATTGGTGCGTGTTGCAAGGGGGACATCTGTGTTTCCAGTCGGGTCATCCAGTCTGAGGATCTGTACGTCCTGGTATTTGTTCAGTTTAGCTGTACAAGCCAGTAACACTTTACTATTGAAGGCCCATTCACGTTCGCCGTCTGGTGTGCGTTTGCCCGCAGTGTTTATACCGTGTCCGGCATCTAGTGCTATTTTGACCATCTTATTTCACATCCTTATTTTTATTTTCGTACCCCTTCAATATCTCAATCGCACTCTTGATTTGTTCTGGAACCGGCAGACCGATTCGTCCAGCGTTTTCCGTGATGCTCAGGATCTCATTAACTGCATAAAATACGATTACCATCGTCATAACTAACTCTGTGGATTCAAAACCACTTTCGACTAACAGTAAATCAATCAAATGAGCTACTGCAACCATTGCAAAGATAAACACTTTCCGCGCTATGCCGATCATTCCAATTTTGCTTTTTAATCCACCATCAAGAGATGCAGCTGTCATGCCTGTCGCAAAATCAATGGCGACCAATGCCACTAAGATAGTTAGCAATGCGCTCCACTCACCAAACATTAACGTTAATAATCCTGCAAAAAATGCAGGGATAAACTTCAAGTATTCCATTCAATCACTCCTGTTTTTTTATTTTTGGGTAAAGAAAAAGAACGTCCGCGATTGGACGCTCTTGCATAGGTAGATTACCTATCTATTTAGTGTCTTGACTTAACAACTTCAACTTTTCTTCTTGATCCCGTATTCTTAATAATGTATTAGCAGTTTCCTGTCTAAGGGATTCATTTCTTAATTTTAATGGAATTAAATCATGTTCATTTTTTACGTAAATCCATATTACCCCTATTATATTTTTAATTCTAGTCAATAGATCTTCTTCAGCGATCGCAGCAATATGATTGGCGCTGTAATTTTTCAATTTCCCTCGTAATGAATCACTTAACCCTGAGTAATCTTTTTCATTACAAGAGTAATTTAATTTATGGGCAAGTTTATTTCTTAAGCTATTAACTTTATTTAATACCGACTTATCTTCTTTCTTGATTATACCTAGCGCGACAGCTAAATTAACTTTGTTCATAAACATGAACCTATCAGATAAAATCTCATCGGGATATTCTAATATTATACGCAACATTCCTGTGATTTCACGCTCTATATACAGATGTCCGCGTAGTATAACTTGAAGTTCATCATCTGAATCGGTATCCGATATAAAAACTTTTAGTTCATCATTTAATTGCTTAAATTGATTATATAGGTCCTCAGTTATCCACTTTATCTGAATGACAATTTCCTCTTCAGAAAATCCATCATCCGTTAAGCGAGAACGAGTTTCCTCTGCGCTTTTTTTGGCCATCTCCGTGATGCTTTCATCACTAAAAACAAAACGCTCCATAAGTAACCAATCCCCTTTCATCTCATCATTCGACAAGAGAGGAAAGGAAACCTTCTTTACTCTTCCGTTTCCGCTTCTATCGCCGCCCGATAAGGCTCCGGCACATCATCAATCGTAATGCGCCCCATTTCGATGAAAAACTTGTAACCTTAACTATTATTCCAAATTTCTAGGGTAAAGAAAAAAATGCCCGGGTGGACGCTCATCAATCATGCTGCAGAAACTTTATACTCATCACCGGTGATTTCCTCATACTGTTCCTCGGTAATTCTGTCTGCAGTCACGAACACCTTAACCATATCTTTTGTATAAAAACGCGGATAGTACGACATACACGCGTTGAGATAGAAATCTCCCATCTTACAACACTCCTTTTTCGATTAGTTGGAATAACAACATCGCCTGAGACGATTCGACATCATTTAGTTTCATATCTTTTTCAATCAAAGCGAATGTGATATTAGCATTTTCATTTTCTAAACGTTCAATCTTTTCTTCCGGTGTTTCCCCATCGAACACCTTTTCAAAATCACCGAACGTGCCGTCTTGCAGTCGTTTACGTCTAACTAATCCACCCATCAGCTCAACACCCCCGAAATTAACGTGATACCCTTCTCACTTGCGGTACTTGATCGTGTCATCGTTAGTTTCAACACGATGTTTTCTTTCGCAGAATCTGCCTCAAACAGGAATTCATCCTCTTCGATGCCGTCCGTTACAAACGCCGTTCCTTTTTTCGTCATTGGCACAAAGTTTTCTGCTTCGCCAGCCATACCCATTGAGATTTCCACATCGACTACAAGATCCCCGACTTCACGCTCGATCCATAGGAGCACACCCTTTGCTGTTCCGTTTGGTGGTGTCATCTTGTACCTTGTAACGGCTGTTTTAAGTGGTTGCGTATTTTCAGCCTTAGTGACTTGCAGTGTTTTACTCGTCACCGCTCCGTAATTATCCGTGGCTTGAATCGTGATCGTATTCACGCCGATTGCTAGCGTTGACAGTAAAAGTTGGAACGAAAAAGACCCGCCACTACCGGAATAAATCTCGGTGTACGAGCCATTGGCGATTTTATATTTAACTGTGACCGTGTTATTGTCTGGATCCGATACACTGCCCGAAACCGTCATTGCATCCGTGTTAATTAAATCAGTAGCCGATGAAAATGGGTTAATAGTTAATGACGCCGGACGGTTCGGTACAACATAAAATACACGCGTCTGCTCCGCCGGTGTTCCGCCTTGATTATCTTCCGCCCAAACTCTTAGTGTGTGTTGCCCACCTTCTGAAAGCACCGGTGTTACGGCAACTGCGCCGTTGTACAACATTCCACCCTTGAATGTAAGGGTTAGGTTGAAAGGTATTGCAGCACCTGTTGAAATGTGCGTCAGAATTGCCCGTTTTTCGCCACCGTTAATTTGATACATAACGGTAATAACGTCGCCGCTATCTGTATCTGTGGCCGTTCCGATAATGCCGTAATTGTCGCTTTCATACAATGTCCGGCTGTCTGTAGTGCTTAGCGTCATCGTCGGCGCCGCGTTGTGTTGAATCGCGAACACTTCTGAATGAATATAATCCGAATAAACGTTACTTGTATTTTTCGCCCTCACTCTATACTCGACCGTTGTCAATAATTTGTCCGTTGTCACTGTGAATGCTCGGGTTAATGCGTTGGTATGTGTACCTACATTAACCCACGCTCCGCCATTGTATCTACTTTGTACTTCGTATGTGCTTATTGACGGTGCTGTCGATGCTCCGAATGCAAGAGTTAACGACTGTTTCGGTAATAACGTTGAACCGGTCGCCGGAACTGTGAACGCTGACGGTGGCGCAATACTTTGGGATACACGGCTACCTCTGACGTACCAAAAACCATCTGAATGTCTGCCGTCCGTTGGATATGTTCCTTCCGCGGCTGTAATGTTGGATTGTACTAAGGGGCCTTTCGCCCAAACCTTTACTATACGTTTGCGTTGGTAGTAGCCCAACCATCCGGCGTTGCCTGGCGCTCTATTGGCGGTAGGTATTGTCAATTGGCTAATATCTACGTAACTAGGGCTTGTTTGGTGATCGGTTTGGCTCCAATAGTAATTAACCCTCGCTTGTACATAAAGACTAATTTGTATCGTAGCCCCTCCTATCCCTCCCGCATGTGTCGCTTTCGGGTTATAAAGGAACTCGCTACCCATCACCAAACCGTCCGGAATTAAGGCATTGTCAACCCGCGGACCCCATGGTACGTCGTCCGGGTTCTGCCATATTAGATCACTTTCTGATTTACTCCAATAATACATCGGTTTCGTAACTGTCAACAACGCGCTTTCCCTGTACGCCGATTCTAACCCCGCGGCATCAACTGCTTTAACTCTGAACTTGACGGATGTTGCTGTTGGCACGGTATATGAGAACGTCGGCGTTGTTGGTTGCGCTATGACGGTATAACCGCCGTTGTTTACGGATGCTTCCAAAACATATTTCGATAGATTGCTGTGTGCATCACTTGAAGCACCCCACGAAACAACTTTAGTATCTCCGATTTCAAGCGTCCCTATTGGTTGCGTGAATCCGCCTGGAATCGTGGGTGCTGTATTGGGCTTCATTTCCCTCTCGATATATGCAGAAATGGATTGACTACCGCTTATGTTTCCTGTGTCTATACTTGCCAATAAAGTTGTATTTGTAGCAACGGGGATGAACGTTGCATATTTTACGGTACTATTTAACACATATTTAAGTCTGTAATCATACAATAGTGTGTTGTAATCAGAATAAGTATCACTGCTATTCGGTAATACATATAGGGCCATATTTGTTTCGTTTTGATATAAACCTACGGCATACAACCCGTTATGAGTAATTTCTATAGATATACTTCTTAACAAGTAACTTCTATCCTGGTTTCCACTAATTGCCGTTGCTATTTGTTCCCACGCCATCTTATACCACCTCCATCATCGAAATTGAATAGTTACCCCAAACGCCATACGCGATTCGTTGCGCTGCTGTATCAAGCGTTGCAATAGTGCGGGCCACCCGTGCGCCTTTTTTGTACATTTGTACAAGTGCCGGAATGGTTATCCCTGTGGCTGTCACTGTCGTTATTTTGACTGATTCCTGCTGCTCATCATCGTACACCGTGACATATTCCCCAGCCTTGAATGGGATGGAATCTAGTTTGATAGACGTTGCGCCTGCCGATAACACGACCTGAGATATTGCAACGGCTGTTAACCGTTCCAATTGTTTTGGTGTTTGTCCGTCCAATGCATCAAAGAATGTCCCATTACTCTCCTTAACGCGCCCCAACATTTCGATTTCAATTTTCATTCGTTGTCGTTCGGAATATGCTTGGAGTAGCAAATCATGGGCGTCAAAAATACCGGTCTCGAGGTTGTTCATGCGGGTGGCTGTATGCCGCGTTCCTTCTTGTATAACAGTACCGACTACGCTATCAACGATATGATCGCGCCATGTCGTTTTTATATACATGTTTTTCTTCATGCTTTCACTCCTTTTATATTGAATCTTCCGGTGCCGGTGTCCATGGCGTTGCTACGGTTCCTAGTTCTAATTTCATCCAATCGTAAAGCACGAACTCATTAACTGGCGCCCCGTTTGTGAGGATATAGATGTAATCGTTTAATCGGTCTTCCAAAATCTCGAAAGTTACCGACGCCACGGCCATTCCTGTCAACTTAGGGATAGGTGTGGCAAATTGCGGCTTGTCTCCCCCAATTAGATACATCGTCAACACTCTACTTAGGTTGTCGGCGTTCATATTAACCGACAATGTGTAAATCCCCTTTTTCAAAGACACCCTATCTAGTGTTCTGATACCTGGCGTGGATTTCGTCTCTGTGAAAGTATTTTTAATATAACCGTCTTGCATAGTTATATTAGAGGTACCGTTAGAAACCCAACCCGTTAAACTATCCATAGCGCTATTCGGCAATAAATTCCGGCCCTCATAAACTGTCATTCTTGGAACATCGATAAACCCTATCTTGCCGGCCGTTTTTTTTGATGTTGTCCGCGCTATAACCGCATTTTTTTTGTAAGGAAATTTCGTAGGAGTTACCGCGATACTGTTACCACTGACATTTGTGATTGTAACGTTTTCATTATTCAACCCGTCCACCAATGTCACCTCTTGGCCAACAAAGAATCCTGTTCCATTCAACACCGACAAAGTGACGCGCCCCGCGGTAATCGCGCTATTCAATGTAGTCTCGGCACCGAAACGACTCATTCCCGTTTGTATGGCCATATCGTCCTTGAACGATAATCCCGGCCGGATGAAATCGACCCACCTGGTCCCATTGTGTACACGCCCCGTTTTAGGCTCCCATTGCAACCCATTCCACACCCGCAACTCTTTTACTTCTTGTCCGTTTGCTAGTTTGATATGGGCCATCTAAATCACGATCCAAATGTCATTTACTTTAGGATTAACAGGCGCGGTTGTTGATACCGTCATCCGTGCCGCATTGGATGCCAGGAACTCGCTGTTATTGGTCAATTGGCTTGTCTGTGTCGGGATTACCGGTTTATTCAATAAAGCTGAGTATTCATGGGTATGGATGGCCAACTCTTCTAACTGGATTAAGTCGATAGCCGATTTATCACCGGAATAAGCAATCTTATTTAATGCCAATTGATTTGCATGGGAATGAATTTCATTTAATAGCGCTTGTGTAATACCGGCCAATACTGACGCGTTTTCATGGGTATGGCTATTGTTGATAATGGCCTGTGTAACCAAGTCTAGCGCCACTTTGTTCGCATGGGCATGACTCGCATTGAACGCGTCGTTTATCTTCGTTCTTTCTGCCGGCGTAACGTGTTTTACGGCGTCGTTTGCATGGGCTGTAACCTTCGCCTGTGATCCGGCCGTTGTTTCTAGTTCATCCCACGCGCTCCATATATCGGTTGTCTGATTCCCGTAACGCGTCCACATTTTCGTGGACAAACCGTCGTAAGCTAGTTGTCTTACGTAACCGCCCGACGGATCTTTCCACGCTCGTTCTGTAAAAACGTGAACATATTGCCCGGACCCACTTACAAGATTTACCGATGTAGCGTACTTGAATTCCTGTGTCGTGCGGTAATCTGCGTAGTCGGAAGGTTTCGGGACAACGCCTCTATTGTCTAAAATTTTGTTCCCCACCAAGCCATAGGCGTACGCTTTCGTTACTACCTCTAAGGCGTCAACCTTCGCCTTTGCCCCGGCCGGCGTTTCCTTCGCGTTTAACTCTGCCGACAACCCCGTTACTTGCGCGATTGGATGCTCATGGGCAACTGGTGGGAATGATGTAGGTTTCCCAATTAAAGACGCCCATGACAGCACCACGTCAATGCTCTCATTCTCCGCAATCTTCACCCATGCGTCAGATTGATAAATGTATTGCGCCCACCCCTTAACGACTGTGGCGTCCGCTGTAGCGTCAACAACGTGTACGATAATAGATTCCTTGTTTACAAGCGCGTCCCTTTCGGCAATCGTTTGTACGGCTTTTATTTTCAAGTTTGTTACGCTTTCCACAATGTTTACTAATCGTTGCTCGTGGTCGCTTAAAATTACGCCGTGGGCAACGATGTCATCTAAATTCTTTTGCGTCACCTTGTCCAGTACCGATTTGTTAGGGTGTTTATGTGTATCATCTACCACGGCCTGCGTCAGTTGTTCTAACACCGGCATGTTATCGTGATCATGAATTTTATCCAACTGTTCTTGCGTCACGTTGTTTAACGCGTCTTTGTTTGCGTGATCGTGCTGAACTTCATCTAAAACCAAAAGTTGCTGTTCTATTTTGTTCATGTTTTCGGCAGAATAAGGCGTACCTTTTTGTAACTCATTCCCCTCACTATCATGGACGGTGTTTTTCCAGGAGGTTACTTCATATGCCACATTTATTCCTCCTGTTCTTGTATCGTTATTTTGAATTCAAACGCAAGGACTAACCCATTGTCCTCCTTCTCAATGCTGAATGGTTTAATTGCCAGGACTTCATTTGTCGATGTTAGCAATTGCGCCTCTTCAACATAACCCGTTTCAGTTTCGAGATAGATGTATTTACGTAATACATTGCCTTCTTTCACCGTCTTAAAAATATCGTAATTGACGTATTGACCGTTTAACTTAACTTTCCCACGGTGTATTACGTCATCTAAGTAGTTAATGAGTCGGTCGATTAATACTTGCTGTACAACGCTCATTAAATATCCCCCTCTCCGGCATAAATCGTTCCTGCCCGTTTGTATAAGATGTCGTTGTTTCGGTATTCTTCAGTGAGTAAGACGTTATTTTGTACATTTTCAATCGCAATAGGCGCTGTGACGAATGTATTGGTTATTGGGTAAAGCACTTCGAACGCATATGCCTTTTCCGTCAAGACAATCGGTATTTGTGCAAGGCCACCCTTGACTTCCGCTGTGTGAAATGTATTTGTGATTGGGTATAGGACTGGGAAGTCGTAGGCTTTGGCATGTAAAATGATGTGGTCAGGATTCGCTAACACACCTGTGTCCAGTGACATATTCAAAGGAATAATAAGTTCAAGCATTTTAGCTGATTCCAAGTAATAGCTTTGACTTTCTACGGTAACGAGAACTTCAAGGTAATACTTTGTGACATCAAGATTGATTGCGTAACGTCCTTTTCCGACCAATTCATCTAGCTGGTGCACCATATACTCAAACGTGAAAGGCGCTTTTTGCATCATCCTGACAAGAAGCCGCCTCTTTCGAAAGTCGAGCGTTTCTATCGTTCTGTCCGGTAGTATTTGAAATTCTTTTTCACGCCGATAAATAGCGGGTTCACTTGACGTTAGAATAAATTGATCATCCTCGAATTGTTGTATCGCTCCATCCAAATTATCAAGCTGCTTCGACTGTACTCTTGTCAGTTCTTGAAATTCCTTGATGTCTCGATAGTAAGCGGGTAATTCATCCATCACCCTATTCATTCAGCACCACACTCCCTTTATTCGGGATTTCGTGCGGTAGCCCAAGATTCGTTGCCGACCCATTAAATGTAGTTCCTACGATGTCCTGCACACCTTCTAGCGCTAAGATACGAGATTCTAAATGACTGATTCGCAAAATAAGCGGAAGCCCTTTAATCCATTCGCGCCGAACTTCCGCCAGGTATTCGTCTATGATTTCAACTACTAGCGGTTCGATTTGACCTAGCGTGACACCGACCAATGCAAGAGTGGCATCAATATCTACTACAACTGATTCAACCGCCTCAATCGTCACGATATGACCTATAGGAGCTGTGCCGAGTCCGTCACCTTGACCCTCGAAAGGATCTATTTTACTTTGCACAAATGCAACCGTCTCCGGTGTCGGCACATTAAAAGTAGAATCGATAATCACGGCGCGAACTGTCCCTCCACCAAAAGGTGCACGGAAAAGTTGGACGCCTCCCACACCTTGAATGTCCATGATCTTTCTTTTGTAATCAGCTCTGTTCCCACCAAAAGCAGGTTCGTTGATGTGGTCCAAGTATTTTGCGTACAACGATTCATCCGTCTCTTCGTCTTCACCTGGCACGAGTACATCAGTTAGGGTCGCATTCCCTAAGTTATCAAGTGGTTCTGTTGGTAATAGCTCCCCGTAATCTTGATTTCCGATAATGCCAAAAGCTTCCGAACGCAACTGATACTCACCGTCTACGATCTTTTCAATCACTTCATAGGTAAGATTATTTAGACCGAAATGGGAACCGATAGGTACTTTAAACGGACGTTCATCTGTTCCAATAAAAATACCTTTTCGCACAGCTCTTGATGCCTCTTTCTTGTAAACGCCATGTTCTGCGATACGCCTTTCAAGGTATTCGCCATCAGATGAATCAGCAAATGTGAGCCGCATTACAAGGTCAATATCCGAATACATTTCAGACATCGGAACGGCGACAGCTGCTGTCGAATCAAAGATGATGGCACCCTCTCGTTTATCAACATCGTCCGCAACTTCATCAAGTGCCTGATCACGGAGCAACGCAACTGTTTTATGTTCGTACATAGTCAATCACCTCTCTCAAGACAACGACGTCACCGTAAAGTGTAGGGCATGAAAACGATACATAGGCAACGTCCTTTTCGAATTCCAACCGGAAGTTCTCAAGTGTAACAATCCGCTCATCTTGTAATAAAGCCTCTTTAATCCGTCGTGGTAATTCACCACGCACAAAAAGTTGATCGCGCCCAATCATGCCTTCGAATCCATAATCATCTGAGTGAATCAGGTGACCAAAACGTTTCGTCTGCAGCACCTTGAAAACGGCTTGTTCCATTGCTTTTAGTCCATCAATCATCCCCGTGCATCGTCCACGCTTGAAGTCTAGTTGATACGTCCTTGTAGGAAGCTGAGCGGTATCAATGACTTCCATATCTTCTAAAACAGTTATTTCTCCGATGGGTAAGACCATATATCTTTCCCCTCCTTATACCTGTCCGCAACTAAATACTTACGGCCACCCTGCATTCTTACGAGGATTACTTTATCGTTAATTTTCAAACCGTCTTCAAATGTAAGTTTTGCGTATTTCATATTATAATTTTCGTAGTCAATCGAAGGAGCGGAACCGATATCCGCACGGGATGAAGTAGCTTCTTTTGATTCGTCACCGATATCTTTCTTCTCCCACTTCTTCGGGTATTCGTAGTCTATTGAAACAATACGGTCATGACGTGTGAGCGATTCGGCGACGTCAAGAAACTCTTCCAAAAGCGTTAGCTTTGCATGGACATATATTTCAAGCGGCTTTGATTTTACGACTGTTCCATACGTCCAGGTGACCGGGTTTGTCGTCCCGATGACGTCCAGCGCCGCTTCCTTCATCATATCTACTAGACTCATATCACTTTCACCCCCAAATTCATCACGTGTAAACCACCTGCCCATGTATGGGTGCATTCATCAACAAGGAAATATTCGCTTATGCCAATCTTTTCGATGTAGATATAGACAAAGCTTCCTGCCCGTACACGCCAGTCGCCTATACAATCCAAATCTAGTGTTTTTGTTTCGCGGTTCCGAAGTTTGAGCATTCGTTCCGCAAGTTCTTTAATCTGCGCTGGTTTCATGTTCTCGTCGACTTTACGGAACTCTTGCAAACGACCAAACTTAGCCATGCTCGCGCTATCTTGCGCAATATAGACTTCTCGTTTACTCTTTTTCTCGTCATCGTGAACCAATTTAATCCGATTATACGTTTCTTTATCGATGGATTTATTGTAATCAAAATCAAAAAGCAGACTATCTTCTCCAATGTAGAAGTCGTCTGCTTTAATCATCATGTTTTTTATATTTTTTAACGATAGCGCCCCGAAGTCGTCAAACAAAACAAAGTTTCGGTTCGTGGCAATTAATGTGGAATCTAGAAATTTCAATGCCACGTCAAGCGCCTTTTTATCTTCCTCAACGATTCCAGGAACCGTATAACCCGTATCCTCGAACACGCCGACTTTCAGCCCTAAATCAGTTGCAATCTTTTTGATAGCAGCCGAAGCAGTTGTGGATTTGATAACAAATGTGTCATTGGACATCATATAGCGAAGTTGGTCAAAAGCTTTGACGGACACTTCACCACTTCGTGTGTACCCACTTTCGAATACGTAACCGTAGAACACCTTCTGTTTTCCGTCCATTACGCGGATAATAGAGCCGTTATTAATTGGATATTTTAGCGGATCTTCGATGACAAGTTTCGCATCAAGAGTACCCGCTTTACCGATACGCTCCGTCTTCCATTCAATAGACGAAACAGGCATATCCCAAACCACGCCATCTTTATTATCAATTAATACTTCCATATGCAGCCACCTCTCATTTCGGTGGTAGTTTAACTTTCAAACCAATCGGTAGTTTTCTATAATCACTGGCTTTAATTCCGTTCAATTTTGCGATTTCCGGGTAACGATTACCGTCACCTAAGAACTTTTGCGCTACTTTCCATAAGCTATCACCTTTAATGAGTGAATATGTTTTTGGTGTAACTTTCTCGTTCTGCCTCGGTGGTGTCTTTTTCTTCACTACTGCTGGTTTCGCCGCTACTTTTGGTGTAGTAGCGGAGGCTACCAATACAGGCTTTTTCACTACTGTCATTTTCTTCGGTCCAAACGGAACGTACTTTTTAAGTGACAATGAAAAATTCACATCATCGCTACCGTATGATTCGTCGTAAGGAAAGGATTCGATTGTCACAAGTTCATTGATCGCAAAAGACCCGTTCACGTATATGTAACGAACAGGTAACTTTTCTTCCATCCATTTTTCAAGCTTCTGAATGTAGAAATCGGGTGGCATAAAAGGCGCAACAAGGAAATGGTAGTCCTGAGCAGGAAAGAATGTTTCAACCGAAAACTCTTTTAGCTCAACATTTTTTGGAATATTGACATTGCCGAGTTTAGCGATATCATACACCTCACCACTGCCCTTATTGACTACCTCCACCGTTTCAGGATTAACCGGAAGACGGAAGCCCTCTGTATCGTTTTTCACGCTAAAGTAGATTCCGCGCATTACGTATACACCCCTTCCGCACTTCTCGACATCTCATCCCGCACATATTTCTCGATAGCTCGAATGATTTTAGGAATATCTGCATCTTCTCGGATTGTCATATCCCCGAAAGATACTTGTGGAGTAAGCGTGATAGTCTGCTGGATCGACTTGATTTCAGCCAAATCACGCAACATCTTGATATCTTCGTCCGCAATATTAATATCCTTTTCAATCTTGCCGACTTTATCAAGCTTTCCTCCTGTTGGGTTTTTCTTTTTAGCCAGTTTGTCATCGCCGCCACCCAAAGGATCATTCATGCCCGCTAAATCTCCGAGAGGAAAATCGGCGGCACTTGGCGGACCGTCTTTCCCATCCTTATTACCTTTAACGAGACCTGTTACTTTTTCGATCATACCAGAAAGTTTATCGCTCACTTTTGTTGCCAAACTCGTTCCTGCTGCATTACCTTTGTCGTACGCATCACCAAGACTTGTATACTCCATACGTTCGAAAGATTTCTTAGCAGGGGCTGACGGGATGTTTAAACCTTTAGCATAATCTCCCGCCGTGTCCATCTTGCCTAAATTCGCTCTCTCCGCTCTCACTGGTGCCGCTAAATCAGATTTCATATTATCGATGAACTTTGATACCCCGTTACCCATCTTCAAATCAACTGTTCCGACTGTACTAAGATCCGTACCAAGTACACCATTCAATAAACCAATGAATGAGTTAATGCCCGAAACCGCTCCATTAATGAGGTCTGAAACGGCTCCTAAAGCATTATTTACAGTTCCGACAACACCGCTTGCGACTCCACTCATGATTGTTAGCACAAATGAAGCCATTTTATGGAATGCAGTCTGCACACCGAAGAGCCCGTCATTCCACGTATTCATGATCCATTCAACTGCTTTGAGCACTGCATTTCCAATGGCGTCTAGTACTATTCGGACCACCAAGTTAAAAGCCATCCAAGCCGTCTGAATAAAATGCATACCTTGACTCCAAGTATTCGCGATCCATTCAACCGCCATAATGAAGAAGTTAGCGATTCCCATGATTACGTTATGGAAAGCCGCTCCAAGCCAGTAAATACTCCCAACGATTGCCCCGAATGCCTCTATCGCAAATTGAGTTATTTGTTCTGTCGTCACACCAAAATGCATTAATATCGCTATTAACCCGACCACTGCGAGAGTAACCAACGTAATCGGCCAATACGCAACCGCCCAAGCCGCAGCTTGAGCTAGAATCGGTTGAATCATAAGCCAAAGATTAATTAACATCGCGTCTAAATGAAACATTATTAAAGGAAAATAAACCGCCAACAATATCGCCAATCCGGTTGCCATTATTGGCCAGTATTCAGCTAACATACTACCAACCGCGCCAATTTGCGATAAAATCCAGACTACCGCCGAAGCGAGTCCGACGATAGCGGTAGCAGCTATCGTTAAACCTGCACCCAATCCGGCGAATAGTGCATCGAATTTCCCTGCCGAGAAAGTTTCATTGATTATCGCTATTAACGGTAAAAACGCTGCAACTGCCGGACCTACATACTGCGGTAACTTTTTGAGAACTCCAGTAAAGTTATTTACGAGATTAACTAAAGGACCGTCCAGTACCATGAAATCTTCCATCATCGCCGCACCAGCATTACGCGAAGCGGATTTCATCGAGTCGATAGAACCTCCCCATGTACCTTTCACACCTGCCATCAAACCGCCGAACTTCTTGTTCATACCCTCAACTAGTCCGGATATAGCTTGACCAGCCCCAACAGTACCTTTTGTTATTTGTTTTTGCATCGCCTCTGCTGATACCCCAGCTGCCTCACCTAGCATTTCATAAGCATTTATTCCGTAACTACTTAGACGGTCGACTTCCATCGCCGTTATTTTACCTTGAGCCTGTATCACTCCGAAAATACCGGCAGCATTCGTAATGTCTGCATTACTGCCCCCGACAGCCGCAACGGCATCCCCTATAGCCTGCATAATCGGAAATGTGTTTTCCGCTGCGACTCCGAACGCAATCAAGTTACGACTGGACGCAAGCAAATCGGGATAAGCGAATGGTGTGGTTTGCGCGAATGCAAGCATATCCGCCATATACTGTTTAGCTAACTTTGCATCCCCTAGAAAAGTCGTGAATGCCACTTCTGACGCTTGTTTAAACGCGTGAAATTCAATTCCTTTCGAGAATATATCTTGGATAAATGTTTTCGCGGTACTAAATGCTTTGTATGCGCCAACAGCCGCAAGGACCGCTACCGCATATTCTTGCAAGTTGCTTGTTCCATCTATTATTCTGCCGTTTAGGTCCTCTTGCTCTACCGCGATACTGTTAGTAGATCCACTTAAATCGTCCCCCGCGCTCGATAAATTATCCGTCGCACCTGCCGCTTGATCCATCGCGCTACTTAACAGACTTGTCTGCGACAATACATCCACTACACTACTCGCCGCCGTGGTCGAAGATGAGCCGAAAGCTACTAGAGATTTAGCAGCGCCATCAGCTGTAGAGGACATTGTTGACAATGCAGAAATATCAGGGCCAAAATTTGCACTTGAACCTGACGCCGAAATAGATGCATTTAACGTGCTAAATGCATCCGATGCGACTAGCGCTGAATCTGCAACTTTTGATATTTGATTAGTTATATCAGAACCGCTAATTGTCCTAATCTTCGGAGGTGTGATAACCATGGAATTGAGTGTTTCGATAGCTCCGGTAGTTCCCCATAACGCCGCATTCATAGCGGCTAACCCGGAAGCATCGCCACCCATTCCACTCAACCCTCGCGTAACGGACGCAGTCGCGACAGTGGCGCTGTTTGAGGTTGAAATCAAACGTTGCATATCAGCCGATGCAGACGCAATCGAACTCCTCGCCTTTGCAAGCCCTTTCGTATCGATATTATTCGCGGCTTGATCCATCTTCTCCATTACACGAATCGTACTGTCCATTGCCTTCATCATTTTTATAAGAGGACCCGACATCCGATCTGCTAAAGTCATACTCGTTTGTGCTCCTGCCATTTACTTCACCGCCTTTTCCCTGTAGGGCATATTATTGTACAAAAAAAGAGCACCTCACAGGGCGCCCCACTCAATTGTCACAGATGAAATTCATTTTGGTCTATTTTTTCAATTGGTGTAAATTTCGTTTTCAAAAGATTATCGAATTTCCTTGTCACACCGTTCATTAACATCGGCATTGTAAATGTGATATTCTTTATTTCATTTTCTGCGGATACATAAGAAATAATATAAATGTAATTTTTCTTTACCTTTTGTTTTTTTCCGATACCCGACATTCCACCAAGAATCATTCCAGCAGGTCCGAATATTAAGCCTCCAGCTACTCCACGACCAACAACACTCTTACTTTGTTCAAGAAATTCTTTTTCTGTGGTTAATAGTGTAGCGCTTAAATTCTTTAAAGGTATCTTATACGATGCTGCAACAATAGTTTTAAAACCCTTGTTCCCTTTTTCCTCGACGATAAAATGCTCTTCGTCAAAAGATAAATCCAACTGAGCCTTCGGATTCTTGAGTGTAATCCCATCAAGTAAACTGACAACCGCTTTCAAAATAACCCCTCCTAAGCATTTCCTACTATTCTAGCAGAACTATACCAAAGCAGAAGCTATTTCGAGTTTTATTCGAACAATATCAATAAACACTACATAACCATCACCCCTCTCAATGAAAAAACACCCTCATTTGAAGGTGTTTTGAATTCTCATCAGTATTTTTATTTACACAAAAACTTCCTTGAAGTCGTCAATATATTCTTCTTGCAACGCAACGAGATTATACTCTTTTTTTCTTTCTGCTAATTTAGCAATTAAATAGGTCTTCTCATCATCTTTTATTACCTTATAGTTTAAAATCTCGATTTTTTTCAATTTAAATTGAAGATTAAATAATAAATAGGTCTTTTTAAAACAGTATTCTAAGGAAAAATTATTGATATTAATGTTACTTGTATTTAGACTAAAACTATTTTTTCTTTTAATCTCTCGATGAACGTTATTAATTTGTTTTTTCAACAAGTCAATAGACGCATTATCAGTCACTACTTTAATAAGATAACCTGCTGCACGATAATTTTCGATTTCATTAGCTTTTACAATCGCATACAAACATCCTCTTAATACATCTTCAGATAGGAGTTTTTGCTTACCAGTGGTAGTATGTTGTTTAATATTATCTTGCTTATTAGCACTTAGTCTTGCTTTTATGTTTTCCTCTTTATAATGTTCAGGTATAGACAACAACATCGAAAATACTGTCGGGAGTTCCTCCGCACGATCATCCTCTATTAATTCGAAGATTAAAGAGATGAAAAAATCTTCAAGATATTTTTTCTTACTATAGTTTCCGCAAAAGAATTTCCTTGCTGCGCCATTACTTCCTAAAGAGTGATGGTAAAGAAATTTCAATTCTGTATTTGCCATTTGCTTATATATGTCATTATTATTTGTTCTTCTCAATTTTATTATTGAATCACATAACTCCTTAAAATAAACTTCGGATAATAAATTATAACTTTTTTCATATTTGTACGCGTTAGCAATGTGTTTCTCATAAAGATCCGGTATGACCTTAAATGAGTTGGTAACCAATTTAAGATGGATATCTTTTAGATCTGGATGTTTTGCTGATTCCATCATTAAAATATTATTACTCCTCATTATAAAGGTAAACAAATCTACTAACTTCTTTTCGCTTAAGTTTGAATTAGCATGGAATATCATTGTATATATTAATGAAAGAGCTCCATTCCACTCATCTATATAGTGATTTAGGATCTTAGTATTTTTTGTATTTAATAAAAACACTAAATTTTGAACATACATTTCTACATATTCAATGAGCTTGTCCGTATTTTTGTTAGTTAAATTAAGAGTCCCAAACTCATTTTTCATATTTTGAGCTTTTTCAATAAGACCGTATGTTTTTATCCCTTTTAGATTCCTATTCAATGTGAAATTAATCCAAAATGAACATAAAAAATCGTATAATATCAAACAGAACATTATTAGGACAATGATAAATACGAATTTACTAAAAGAAACATAAAGCTTCATGATATCGAATATATCATCAATATTCGCGATGAATACGGTGACAACCATTAACAGCGAACCCGTTATCCCTATTGCCATAAAATAAAAATTTTTTTGGTGAAAAGCTGTTGCAGAAGCGAGCTTCGTTTTGAAACTACTTCCAAATATAGTTAAAGAAACAATTGAAGTTAAGAAAAAGAAACCTATTCTATAAATAAACTCAGTATAGAATTTCCAATTCTCGGCCGAAGACATATCTGTTATCAGAAACAAAAATAAAAAATATAATAAAATAGGAATCATTACACATGAAAAAGTAATGATTCCCCATTTTGTATTTTTAGGCATAATTGCTATTGATCTCCTCTGAAATATCTCTGTATTTCTAAATCATCAATTTCGTTATTTCGGTCTTCGTCATAGTTATCTCTCCATGGAGCTTCCTCGTGTGTAGAGTTAACAAGTGAATATGCATGTAACGATTTAAATTGGTCCCATACAGCTTCTATAGTCTCTGCCTCGTTGTTGGATAGCCTAAATTCTCCAATGTCATTAGGAATATCATTTTGACCATACTTACTAAACTGCCGATAAACTTCAGGGATAACGGGTCCGTATCTCCAAGCTTGGAACTGAGCATCATCAATTAATTGTTCATTGTCCCAGCGATAATGACCACCTTGGCAATAGTAAAGAAGTTTTTGTAATTTTAAATTACTTAGGGAATTGTATTCACCGTTTTTTTCATCCCGATCTCGTAAATACGCTAAATAATTCACTACATCACTCACATTAGCCATTGTTCATCCCTCCTTCATCTCCATTCTATAGTATGCAGCTAAATTTGAGAAGCATAAGTATTTAGCGGATGCATTTAAAATTTCATTTTTACATTAAGAAAACCCTTTGATAAATATGAAAAAACACCCCCAATAAGGGAGTGCTTTGCAATTCATTAAATTTCTAACCCTTTGTAACAAAGACACCAAATTCTCTTAACTCCTCGTGAATCATTTGACTATCCTGTAATCCTTGGCGATAAGCATACTCTTGCATTAAACCTTCTACAAAGTGCCATGCAGACTCTAAATTATTAAGAAGGTGCCTTTGTCTGTCGGTGGTCATGGATTCGCTTAATAGCTCAAGCGCAATATTCCTTTCATTGTCGGATTCAACGTAAAATTCATCATCCAGCGCCTTATTCCAAGCCACCTTATTGATACGGTCTTCCATAAGTTCGCCAAGCGCCTTTTGTACAGCGGTTTTCTTTAACATAATTATCCTCCTCGAATTTGGAGGCAACACCCACTACTAATTCCCCGTCCTTTAGGGTATAATAGTGTCATCTGATGTTGGGTGCTGCCCGTTGATTTGCTCACTTTCTAAGTTGCTGCTTAGTAAGTGGGTTTTTTATTTAACATTCAATAACTGCTCATTGCCTATAAATTTATTAATGAAATAGATTTCGCCTTTCCCTGTAATCTTCGGTGTGCGAGTCTTTTTCATCTCTCCCAATGACCCGGTACGTAATCCGTGCTTCACAACGAACACCCCTAAATCCAAACTTCGCTGAGTGGGCATGTTCCACATCTCACCTTTTTGCTTGCAAAGGTATCCGTTTTCGCGCATCCACTTGAATAGCCTCACTTCCCCGATATCTATTCCTTTTTGTTTCAACACCATCGACAAATCCTTCACGAGGACTGTATCTTCTGAAACTGTAACAGCCTCGGCGTACACAACTTTTGGACGCTGCATTTCAATGACTTTCTCCGCTTCATGCCTTTTGTTTTGTTCTTCCTTTAAATTAGTTAACAGCCCGATAGCGAAGTCCGGATTGGTGATTGCTTGTTCTAATGCATCCGGCGTCATATACGCACCGTGCTTTCTAATAGACGGAATGACATCAATCGCCAACCAATCTTGGAATTTTTCCGCTAGTTCATTCGAAGCCTTGAAAGCTAACTTATAAACCATCGGTTCAGGGATCAAATCACCTTTCCCCACAAGTGGAGAATTTTTCGGAAGATATTCATTCACACGTTCCCAACGGATATATTCCTTGGTGTTTTTTTCTTGGGTTATCCCTAAACACCTAGCAACCTGTTCTACATCAAACAAAACCTCTCCATTCTCCAGAGTAACCCCTATTTCAAACAATTCACTTTTAAATGTTTGCAACTTGTTCATTCGCTTCTTCCTCCTTATCTTTAATAAAATCCTCCAACCTCATTCCAAGAGCCTTTGCGATTTTCCCTAACGTATCCAATCTCGGTGTCGCAGAACCTCGTTCCATATTCGACACAACGTTCTTGCTTACACCTGCTCTTTTTGATAATTCATTAGCGCTAATGCCTTGATTCGCTCTTTCTAAGGTGATTTTTGTAATATCGACCCTTAATGTATCTAACATAATCATTCCCTCCCCCTTGTTCCCATTTCGTCCACAAGATTAATATATACCCCTTATTGGGACATGTCAATAGTTTTGTGGTCAATTCGGGAACAATGGTGATAAAATATTTGTGAGGTGAACAATATGACTTTCGGTGCTAGGCTTAGGCAATTAAGAAATGGTGAAAATTTAACCCTTCGTGAGTTAGAAGATGAAACGGGCATCTCATTTTCAGCCCTCGGTAAGTATGAAAGGGATGAACGCGAACCAGATTTCAAAACGTTAGAAATATTAGCCACTTATTTTGGAGTGATGATTGATTGGCTTATCGGACGCACAGATATCAAGACTTTTGATGAGTATGTTTTTATTAATGATGTAAGACATTTGGAAGAAAAAATAAAAAAGATGGATCCCGAAAAACGAGGGATTGTTGTTGATATAGTTGATCAGGTTTATCTAATCATAAATGGGCACCTAGCCGATGACAGTACAGATTCCCTTGAAATAATTTTCAAACTTATCCATAACCTGTTTTGGTTAGATAACGGTCATTTGCCATCTGGACAAAATTCTTACGAGCGGATAAACAAAAATGATCCGGAAGGTATAATGGAATTTTTATCTGCACATAAAAATCAGTTCAATACCTTAAGTGATGAGCTAATTAAAATTCAATTAAAAACAAAAAGAGCAGAGGATTTCTAGCTCTTTTTTATTTTGGTTTCGGCGAATAATCTAATTCCAACATACTAAACACTCCCCCTTCCTTAAAAAACATATGAAAATACCCCTAAGACAACCAGTTCACATAGTAGTGACTGGATAGGCCTCAGGGGTATTCCCTTTTCGAGTTATTTGATTACAAGAATCATACAACACCGTAGACCGATTATCAACCTATTATTTAATTTTGTGGTTTGATAGGGACTCGATGAGTTATCGACCCCTGTTCTAATTTCTAGAAGGATAACTTAACAAATTTCTGTGAAACGCTTGGTGTTAAAGGGTTGGCATCAAGTGACAATTTTAGATAAGCAATAGCAAGAAATTATTATTGTACACAAAAAGGACAGACGGATAGCCACCATTAAGTGGTGCTTCCACTGTCCTTCATTTTTATATTTAATTTTATTTGAGTTTGAGTTTGCTGAAAAAACATTTAAGTTAACTGGCAACTTAAGTAAAGCTTATACATACTCCAATCTTTTGTCAATAGTTGAGGACGCTATAACTTATAGCCCCCTCTGAATCACTTACTATTAATCGCCGCCTGCTCTTTCTTGCGCCGCTTTAGTTCAACTTTGATACTAGCAATCACAAGCGCTTTTTCCCTTCGTTCAAGGCTTTGCCATTTTGCGGGCTCCCAATAGAAATTGTGGAGGGCGAAATGATAAAAAACTGCATCTGAATCAGCCGCTTCATCATCCGCCCCCTCTATTAGTTTTTTGCTTCTTCGATATCCTCGTTAATGTCTTGTTCAATCTCACTGATTTCCGTGACTTTTCCAAGGATATGATTCGCTTCCCCAAGCAGGAACATTTTCGAATAAAGATCTTCCGCCCCACGTGCACCGTATGATTCTTGTAATTCCGCATCGTTCAAGTCTGGGTATACAAAGGATGCAACGCTGATTCCGCGGTTGAATTTAACGACATCAAAAACTCGTTCTTGTTTACCTTTTCGTCCAGGTTTGTTCACGAAACAACGATCATTGATTATATCCGACTCTCCAGACGGCAAAGGTCGCAAAATAATAGCCTCTTCAAAGCGATCTAGTGGTAAAGAGACGTTCTCCGCTTGCTTTACATTACCTTTTAAAAACGAATTCATTTTACTCATAGTATTATATTCCCCCAATTAGTTGTTTTAGTTTTTTATGCAATAGCGCGGAAGCGTTCAAGGAAATCAAAGTCATCGAACGTAAAGTCGATGTCCTCTTTCAACAGGTCGTCCGATTCCCCATCCAACAATGCAATAACCGCACCGTCAGGCACAATGTTTTTAAGTAAAGCTGTTTGATTCCCTGCGCTACTCGCCGCATCCGAGTTGACTACCTGAGCATCGAAAATTGGAGATTTACCAGTCCGAACATATTCAAGCGCCATTTCACGCATCTCGGGACGGTGGTAATAGACAGTCATAGAGCCTGTACCTTCTGCTCCGACAATTTTACCGCCTTTCATACGTTTCCCAATCGCTTTAACGTCTGCTTTTGTATACTTAACATTTGCTTCAAACTTCAATAGTTCGGCGTATTCATAAATTTTGCCCTCGATAGTAATGTAAACCATGCCCTCTTTAGCACTAATCGGATCGTTGTTCTCTACAGTTCTAGTCATTCATTACACCCCCCATTATTTACATTCAACAGTCATGTAGAGTTTTTCCATGGCATCGACGAACTTAACGGCCAACGTTACAAGGACGGCATCTTTCGTGTCACCCTCGCGAATCACGATATCTTCAGTATCATAAGGTTCAATCGCTTCTTGTCGCACCAACCTGTCCAGTACCTCTTTCATGATGGATCCTTTAAATAGGTTCCTGCCGTTACCATGGTTCTTCACTTTCCCAATAAAGTTCCGTGAGTAAATGTGTTTAATGTTGTTGCCCATGATGTCCATCTGCCGTACAATCAGCCCTTTTCGGAAGTCCTGATTCTTCTTTGGCGTGAATGAACGGAACGTGTTGATGTCTGATTCGACAACCATCCGATCCAGACCATCTACACCTTCGTTATATATAAAGACAACATGCCCTTCTCTTTTGGCTTTCACGATATCCTCATGCGGGAGACGCTCAACGTCAGTAGCACCAGGATACTCCGCATAAGTAAGAGAATTTGTAATTGCGTTCGCATAAGCAGCTCCATACCAATACACGGCGTCTTTCGCGGAAAGAAATTCTTCCCCCACATAAACGCCGTTCTTGATAGATATGACACCTTCATGATCAGCATCGTTATAATCATTCGTGATAAGCGCTACGTTTTTACCCTCATTTTCACGCCACTGCTTTACTTTCAATGACAGTAGCAACTTGACAGATTCGTCATCGGTTCCAATTGCAATCGTTTTGAATATCTGCGAATCAAGTCCGGCCGCGAATGTTGCATACGAATCATTCTTTGCAGCGAGTGTTGTACCATCCTTGAGCGTTAGGGTTGCATCTGCATCCGGTAATTCACCGCTAAACGCGACAAATGCGTTAGCCTTCAACTCCTCTGCTGTTGTCACAACCTGCGAATCAACACGGGCACCTCCGAAGAACGTCCTAACTGTCGCGTTACCATTCAAACCAATCGCAACCGTTACAGACAACTTGTTCCCGTCGACGCCGCCATGAGTAGCTATTGCCACGAACGTCCCGCTTGTAGCGGTCGCCTTGACGCCTTCACCATTCAAGTTATAAACGATGACATTGCCAGTCCCTTTGAACGCTTCTCTAATTCCCTTCAAATCTTTGAGGTCTTTACCAAACGTTTCTTCAAATTTCGTATCTGGAGAAACTTTGATAAACTCGCCAACCTTGCCCCAATCGAGCATTAAAGGGATTACTTCTGCGCCTCTCGAATCTAGTCCAACAACTGCTAAGCTATCGGTTTCGAAGTTGACAAACGCCCCGGATAGCTCCTTGTTTTGTGTTTCCCAATTTCCACCTGACATTATGCTTTAACCTCCTTTTTTTCCTTTTCGACCTTTGCATTGACCTGCTTTGATTTCCATGCCTCCACCAATTCTGCAGCATCATCTTTCGTGTACGTTTTGTCATCAGCAAGAATGACCTGCAGAATCAGTCTTTCTTTACTTTCTGTCGCAGCTTCCACGAATGCAGATTTGCTATATTTTTGTTGCTTTGACTTTTCTTCTTTCGCTTTAGTCATTTCTGACACCCCCAAATTGCAATGTTTGCATCATTGATGCTTATTTCACTTCTTTCAATAACACCTTCACGTTGAATGTAATGACAAGCACCTCGTCTACAACTTCACCCTCGACTTTATGGACGTGGTAGCGATTGCCGATATATCTAAACTCGTTTTGAAACGTCTCGAGTACCTGGTCGCACTCACCGCGTTTGCCAGCCGAATTGGGAAAGTAAGTGACGTTGACGGAATACGTCCTCTTGGAACTTTTACCGAGTTGCCGTTCGTTTTCGTTGTTAAAAATGAGTACCAAAAAAGCAGGAGTTTTCAGCCCCTGCTTAATCGGTTCGTCATATACTTTTAGTGGCCCGAAGACCGCTTTGATCTGTTGGATAATGAGGGATTTCAAATTAGCTACCAAAGATTCGCCTCATTTCTTTTTCAACTTCTATTTTCCACATGTTCGGCGCGATACGGTCCATTTCATCTTTTGTTAATTTCAGCATGAATTTACCTTCAACCCAGCCGACTGTTTTACCGGCAATCACTATGCGGTGTCCGTTTTCAATCCATGAAGCGTAATTGAGTTGGTTGTAAATAAGGATTGTGTAGGTATCACCCTTTTTCACGATGTGGTATTTCCAGTTGTTACGTAAGTCGCCAGTATCGATCGGCGTCATCTTCTTCACCTTTCGGATAGCCAATTGTGCGACTCGTTTAGCGACTTTTAAATGGATTACGTGAGACATCTTGTTTAACTCGATTAGGTTTTGCTTCATTAGCTTCATTTCACTGAATTCAAAACCCATTACGCATACCCCTTCCGAAGAAGAAGGACTTCCTGGTGTGACACGTAAACGAACGGCTCTTTTGCTGATTCATATTTCATGCCATCAACAGTAACTACATCCCCTGCCAACACTTTGAAATCGCTCGACAGGAATAACTTCACGTCATATTGAATGACGATTGCATCGCCCTGTACTGCATTGTTAAGCGTCGAGGATGATAAGCGACAAGGGATGTCAGCATGAACCGTTACCCACCTCGTACCATCCGCGCCACCGGGTTTCACGTAGTCTTCTGAGCGCTCAATTGTAGCTGTCTTGTCATACATAAATTCAACAGCAGCAGTCGCCTTCGCCATGATATTACGGATGTTCATGCTACCACCTCAGCTTCCGAAACTTGTTCAATTGCTTCGAATAATCAAAGAGTAGCTTTTCAGTGTCTCTTTCACGAGATTCCACTTTTGCTGAGCCGAACGTCACTTGGACGTCACCCTCTTTAATTGCCGAAACAGAGGATTGTGCCTCCGGGTCATTCTTACGGTTTTCACCAGTGATAAAATCGATTACCATATTCCCATGAACAAATCGAAGTTCAGAAGGAACGTCCTCTCGATTGCAGTATGTCTTAATCGATTGCCCAATCTCTTCAATGTAGGTTTCTAACAGCCTATCAGAAGGTATTGGTTCGGGTAGCTTCGCTTTTACGATATCAATTACTTCCATCATCTTCGCCCCCACCGATGACTTCTTGAATCTCTTGAATCAATCGCTTTTCACTTTTTTTACCCGCATTAGGGATACCTAATTTCTTTGCTCTTTCCCGTATGTCGGGGAGTTCAGGAATCAGATTCGCTTCACTTGCAGTCGCATTTCCCGCTCTCGACCTCCGCATACGATTAAATGCAGTCAATCCCACACCGCGCACCTCCTAACTAAATAAAGAGCCCGCAACGGACTCCTTAAGAAATTTTATGCTTAAATTGTACGATCCGAATTTTTTTGTTTTCGTAAACCCGATTCCAGTTCTGAGCATCGGCCAGTTCTAAGTTAGTTGGAGACACCTTAGCAACATTCTCCTCTGTCCATTTGATACCGCGCGGATGGAGGATAAAGTGTTGACGATTTACAAGAACGTCGTCACCTTGTAGCGCGTCACGAGCTGTTTCTGTAGGAACTGGAGCAGCACCATTACCGAATCCAATTGCACCTGGACCAAACAGGTATGTCGTGTACACGCCGCCAGCGTTCGGATGCCCATCATCAATTACGATATTCTTCCCGAGATAGGTTGCGATTTTAACCCCAGTAATAGGATTTACATCATAATCAATAAGTTGCTCTTTGCGCAAACTGTTGTACACCGCGCTATGCATTGAGAATGCCGTTAATTCATCAGCTGCGTCTCCGAGTTTACCTTGCGCATCGACAGTAGATGAAGCGTTAATAATACCGCCACCATCTGTCTCTCCTGAAATATCATGCACATTTCCCGCTATACTAGATGATGCAAATACTCCGTTTAGGGTAGAAAAAAGCATCTTTTGTCTATCGCGATTCCACCAAGCAGCTACAAGATCTCCGATTGCACGCATCGGATCATCACCGGATAGTGCTTTGGCAAGGTCATTCGCTCCCCAAGCCTTCCCTCGCGTGTGAAGTCGGGCCATGTCTTTTGCTGTAGTGATATGATTTACCGTTAATGGATCTGTATCATCCAATACTTCGGATTCACCTGTAAGGTCATTCCAGTAAGGCATGTTGACGATAGTTCCTCCTGTGGATGCCAGGACATCAAGCTGAGAGTCAGGCACGATAATCCCCGATTGTACCAATGCTGATAGTTCAGACGTTCTTTGGATCAGATATGGATTAAAAACCTCTGGTACAATTACATCTACAATTCTTGTTGTCATTCTAATTCACCTCATAAGTTTTTTTATTGTTTTGTTGTTTGAAACTGTTTTGCTAGTTCGGGATTTTCTCGAAGAATACGACCTTGTTCAGTTAGATTGAACGTTTCCTTACTCCATGGATTCGCTGCACCTTCTTGCCCCTTCAGAATACCTTCCGCAGGTTTTGCACCTTGGATAACGATACCGGGACCAGTTTCTCCTTCCGGTACAAACAAAAAGGACTTCGATTCTCGCAGTGGTTTAATCTGCTCGTCGAGTCCTTTTATAACGTTACCGTCAGCATCTAGTTCAATTTTTTCTTTATCGATAAGACTAATTGCATAATCAACATCATGTACCTTGCCAGAAAGTGCGAGTTTCAGCGCACTGTTAAAATGCGTATCTTTCAGCTTAGTTTCAAAACCCGCCTTTTCCGTGTCGTATATCGCTTGCAGAGTAGTGAGTTGCTTTTGAAGCTCTTCGCCGCCCTCTGCTTTTTTCTTTAAATCATTCAGGTCAGTGTCACGCTGTGTGAGTTGGCCCTGCAAATCAGTGACACTGGTTTCTAGCCCAGATGTTTTCAGCTTGTGGGCCTCAACTGTTTTTCCGTGTTCTGCCATCACCTTGTCAACGGCTGCATCGTCCATACCTAAACCTTTTAGAAATTCTCTGTTCATTTATATCTACTCCTTTGGTTTACGATTTATTTTTACGTGGTTACGTCCACGAACCCTTTTGAATCTTTAACGTCTGCAAATAGTAAAAAGACGAGGTGTTAAAAGTTATCGGTGAAACGAGGTCGCGTTCATTTCATTATGCATGCGATTAGTTATTTCAGAAACTACTTTATCAACATCAGTTCCTAGACTTTCGAAATTAACATTGACGGTCAGATCACCCATATTAGAAGTCGCTGCATCATAAGTAGCTTCGAAGATATCAGGCTTACATGGATAGAATTCACCTTTGATGCCTTTGATGACCCAATCTCCGTGAGAAACCAGCATATTTCCTTCAAGTGTCTTAATATAAATCCTTGACTCGTTAGGATCCATATCAGTGTTATCAAATCCTGCAAAATCAACAATCGTCTCTACAGTTCCGTTATACTGAACTGCTTCAATCACTACTGGTTTCTTTCGATACCTTTTAGGCACATTTATTCTCCTCGTTTCTTATTTGGTTGCATAACGGAGCAACGAAACCGAGATTTGTGAGATCACCGTACCTTTCTCGAATTTGACTTCTTGAAACGCAAGTTCACCACCACCTTTATTTTTTCCGCTTCCGATAAGCCTTCATCAATTGCTCATACTTTTCTTCGTCGTTGTACTTAAGATTTTGGAAAGCAACGAGACTCTTCGGTGCACCCTCGACTTTTGCATCTTGATACTTCTTCATCTGCCCAATATCACCAAAACGATTTTGAATCATCTTCTCTTTATTTTCATTCGACTCACTGCCAGTTACATTCTTGCCGTACCACTCTTCATACGTCTGTGAATCAACCAGTCCATCCATTGACTGACGTTGTTCGCCATCGGTGTATTCGGATTCATCAAACCAAGGAATCGTTGTAGAACGACATCTGACGTGAAATGGAGGGGCATTCGTTCCTGGCTTAAAGTCTTTTGTTTTGTATCGCTTGCCGTCTTGTTCCCTGCAAATTTCAGACGTTCTCAAATCTAGTGTGGAAAGGATCTCGTATTCATCGATATCTGCATCATCGTAGCTGTCTTTTGATGCTTGGTTGTTGAAGAAACTAGCCTCAGTTCTAACTAAAGCTTCAACACGCGAACGAGTAACGTCTGTAGCATCCATGATTGATTTCGAAGTCTGTTGAATCGAACGACCGGACACAAAGCTCCTTTCCATCTCTTTACGAATGGTTTGAAGTGCACCTGATTGATGGTCCCAAATGCGGTCAGAGAACTCTCTTCCGCTCCAATTGTAGGAGAGGACTTCTTTCATTCGGTCGTCGGTCAGTCCAACAATACTAATATCCTTTCCACCCCTCGCTATGTCGTATAGCGATTTGTGATAAGAGTTTTGATAGATTTCAGCAAGTCCAGTGTTTGCGTACTCTTGTAATCCGTTCATGCCCCCATACAGTTCCATCATAGTAATCTCGATGTGCGCATTAACAGCTTCCAGTCGGGATATTCGCGAACGATAGCTTATCGAATTCAAAAATTGGTCGTATTCAGGGTTACCCGACAAAGACATTTCACGGAACCGCTTTAAATCAACGTTCTTGAAATCCTTCATTTCTTTTGCTGTCAGATACTTTTTCGCATCTTGTATCGATACTTTATTATCAACCGCATAACGGCCATAAAAGGATTCGATTTCTTTTAGAATTTCACGTTGCGCTTCACGTAGCTTTACGTCCATTTGAGCAAGGTATTTATCAGCAATGACCTGTGATTCTAATTCACGTTGAGCAGAACGACCTTCCCAATACTTCTTGCTTGGTTTAGCCAACTACCTTCACTTCTTTCGGTGGGAAAGCATTCGCATATTCTTTTTCAATCTCTTCGCGTCGTTCTGCTTCCTGCTTCTTCAACCGATTCTCAACTTCTTCGTTGTACCAAGGGTGATTCTCACGAATCGTTTGATCATCAATGACAGTAAACGACTTTACGCAATTATCAATGGCTTCCGTTTCATTGATGATGATATCGCGATTAAAAATGGTATTAACATCTTCATTAGTGAAATCGCCTTTTCCTGTCATCAGTAAATACCGATTAATGAACCACAGCATGTGCTCGACGCTTGACTGGAACTCTGCCTCAAGAACATTGCAGTCCATATCCAAATCGCCGTAACGGTGGTCCATGGCTTTCCCGGAAGCGATACCTGACTCTTCATCCTTCATATCCACACCACGGCCAAACTCATAGATGGAATTACGGGTACGATTTAGATCCTTTTCTACCGCTTCCGTTTGGATTTCTGCCTGCAGTTTATCGACATCACCGTTTTCATCAACCTTAACCACCATGTACTCGTTCAGATCAGAAAGGAACTCTGCTAAATCGACACCGCCATAATTAATAAGCTTGTAAATGAATTTAGGGACGTCTGCTAATATATCCGCATTTGTGGAAGCCTGCAGGTTGTAATTATCGACTAGCGACTTGATGCTATCCACAAGCGGCTGCTCTTCTTCGTTGTACTTGAAATGGATAAGCGGGATTCGGTCCCATACATAAGGCTTGTCGTTGATTGTGAAATGGTGGTTCTTTTCTAGCCCAGCTAGATTGTCAGGAACAAGTTTACCGCCTTCAAAAATGTAATACCGGATACCTTTCGCATGGTAATATTCAACTTTCTTGTGCTGTTCTTTTTTACCATTCATGTAGGCGCTCACTTCGTAAACTCGAATGAATGACAAAACTTCAAGATGCTCATTGTCAGCCCAGAACGGAATGATCTGTTCAGAAGGAAATTTCGTGAATGACAGCTCACCCTCTTCGTTAAAGTACGGATGAAGGTACGCAATACCTTTGTTAATCGCTTCCTTACCCACATTTTTAATTTTCTTGAGCAATCCTCTGTGAAAGTTGTCTTGAATAATTTTTCGATAAGCATCATTTTCAGTTCCGAATGTCGGTTCTTTCGCCAAGAGATACCCAATCTTCTGGTCCACAAGCTTTTTCGCAAAGCCGTGTGCGAGCTTCTGATTGGATTTCCATTTCACTTTTTGTTTCTTTTCACGTATATCAACTTTGTTCAGATAGTAGAGTTCGCCGGTGATCATATTCTTGCGGCGCTCACTATTTTCCCACTCTTGAATCTCGTTAATTAGTATTTCATCATCAGTAATGACGCTATTTACCATATCGCTTATCACCTCATTCATTTGCTCGTGCCAAGGAGCCCGGTACAAGTCTTCTACCATCATGCTTTTCACCTCATTTCAGAACGGACACCGCTCCACCCTTCAAGTCAGACACCTCATAACCATCCAACCCGTACCAGATGGCTGAAAACGTATGTGGATCAATCTTAAAGTCATCCGGGATGATGTTTCCGTTCTTGTCTTCTTTATAAGTTAAGTATTTCAATTCCCTTATAACGTCCGGACAATTAGAAGAACAAATAATCTTCTTGAACCTTTTGATCTTCTTCGTGTTAGCTAAACGTGAACCTCCGAATTTCTTTGCACCCTTCATTCGGAATCCGAGTTGTTTAAAATATTTAATGGTTTTCGGCTCTGCGGAATCTGCAATGATTAATTCTCTTGATTGCTTGAATTCATCAAGTTCAACAGCCGTTCGGTCGTCCGTCATTTTGTTCTTGTAATACTGCCAATAGATATAAAGGTATTTATTTTTATGGTCTACAGCCATTCGGACAACGGCGTTATATGAATCTTCAAATCCAAAGTCCATCCCTACACGCTCAATCGGTTTACGAATAGATTTGACGGCATTCATTACAGCTTCGTGTGACCACTCTTCAAACTGTGGTAGAACACGTTTACCATTAACGCCAAAACGACCTTCCCGAGCAATACGGTGAAGGTCAGGATCATATTCTTTCATTTCTTCTAGCTGCTCAATGTAACTGGCAGGAAGGAATAAGTTATCGTCGGCTGTAGAATGATGGTAAAAAGTTTCTTTTACAATGACTGTTCGTTTCGCATATAGATCTTGGTCATCCAAAACTAATCGCTTATTGCGGTCATCCTTGAAGAAGTGTAGGAATGTCCAGTTGTCCTCACCGACAGGGTTTGTCGATAGAATCATATGAAGCCTTAGGGAAGGATGCCGCAACCGCCCTAGCAACTCCTTGAAGCCCTCATACTTTATCTCTGAACACTCTTCCAGCCAAATGAGCGAAACGTTGTGAATCGACTTTAGTTTTTGCGGTTTATCCATCCCTTTGAAAATGATCTTGCTACCGTTTGGGAATCTGATTTGCATAGGCGACGACATACAACGTATTTTATGGTCTAATTCCAATTCATTTATGATTTCTTCTAATAGAGAGAACGTTGAATCCCTGTGAGTGTCATATACTTCACGAACAACCAAAGCAGTACGCTTCTCACTTAATAGCTTTAGGATCAGTTTCAGAGCAACATGATAGCTTTTCGATGAACCATAGCCACCAACCAGGAACTGAAACTTTTGTTCCCAATCGAATAAAAAGTCGTCGAAATGAGGATTAACTTCTTTAATATGCACAAGCTAACCTCCATATCTAACTTGATCGAATTTATAAAAACAAATAAAAACACCGTTCAAAACTGAACGATGTTTTTACATGAATCCTGCTTTAGTAGAGAGAATTTATTGACTATTATCTTCGCGCTGCTCTGAAGGTTCTTCAGTTGGATCTGGCTCATCTTCATCGACACCGTTACAGCCGAATAAAAAGCCTGCTGATAAAATAACAGACATAAGCGCAAAAGCATGTTTTTGCTTCATCCTAATCCCTCCATTCTGCATCTACTCTCGTTAATGTTTCCCGCTTCTTAAAAAGTATTCATTAGACGTAGAAACCGTATTTCTTTAGCCCTTTGTTTTCTCTCGTCGCTTGATGATAATTTCAATCGGACCTTCATCGTTATCACCAGATAGTTTCTCGATTTCAGCTTTCGTTCTTGTAATATCCACTTTCAACTTCTCTTCTTGCAGGCGTTTCTTGTCATTGTCAGATAGAAGGTCGGTGAACTTCGCTAACATCTCCATGGCTTTCATTTTGTCAGCGAGCTTTACCGATATACCATCCTTACCTTTTTTCACTTCAGTAATGAGAGTTCCATCTACTTCATCAGCATTTTTGAAGTTCACAAAGTTATGGGTGTAAGTGATCTCTTTTCCGTCATCATCCGTCATTGCATCACCAAACTCGTTCCTAGCAACAACTTCCTCTGAACCAAACCCGGCAAAGTCCGTCATATCTGCAAAGGCAATATCTTTATATTTTTGGAGCACATCGTATTTATCAAAGTAAGCTTCATTCAACCGCTGCGCTTTCAACCTCTGAATTTCCGCTTTCACTCCATCATTCCCCATCACCCTGTAGGCTATCGACTGCGCTGTCATGTAGTCGCACTCATAAGCCTTCTGATAAGCCTTGGTCGCATTGAAATACTTAATGTAGTAAATACAAAAAAGCCTCTGCTTATCGGTTAAATCATCCGACTCCACAATGGCTTCTTTCGGTTGCATCCTTTTAGAAATGGTTGCATCCTTTTTCTTTTTAGTTGCATCTTTTACAGATGGACCTCTTACCCAAGCTTCACGACTTTTCCTACTCTTCAACGTTCCGAGCTTCACATCATACTTTTCAGCCAATGCAGCAAGCGTTATTTTTGTTGTTTCCCATTCTTTTTGTATCTCTTCCCAATTAGGCACATCACCGCCGCCTCCTCGAATATACTTTAAAAATTATCAGTTAATTTATATATTGAAATAACCTATTTTTGATAGGTAGCAAAATGCCGTTATAGCTCAGTTGAGCTCCCTTCTCATAAAGGGGCTGTCGAGGGTTCGAGTCCCCCTAACGAATATTATCCGGGATCTCTTTGAGGTTCCGGTTTTTTAACGCATAGAAAAAGCACCTCCGAAGAGATGCCAAATTTTCACCAACCGTGAGACAGGATATATGGTGACTCTGACCAAGAGTTAGGTCCTACTTGTCTGACTTCTATATAATACCACGCATAAGTTTCAGGGTTTTCGACTATGACATCATTATTCCAAGTATTTTTTTTTCCTACTGATAAATAATTTTCATCGTAAACATAGAGTTCATGATTATAGTGATCCGAACTCAGAAAAAATTTTAATGTAGCTGTAGAGCTTATATAATCGTATTTCACTTTATAATAATGAGTTGTCGAATATCGGTCAGTCTTCCCCGTTGCCTTCTCAAACTCTTTTAAAACTTTTGCATTATCATAAATACTTTTTACCTCCACCACAGAACCCACTTGATTAGTAACTTCCTCTACAGAGCTACTTTGTGCTGAAGCATTGTTAGCGAATCCAGATAGTAGAATCACTGAAAACATCGCAAATATCGTTAAAACTTTTTTCATTGGTAAATTCCTCCATTCCTATTATATGTATACCATAACATACAATTCGAACAAATCTCCCATATTCCGTTCGACAATAACCGACATAATAAACTAAACACTCGTATGTATCGGGGCTGGTAAGAGGGGTCATGTCGCTCGCACGCACCCCCTCTTTAATTCTCCCCCTCATATATGCAGACTTCGTATATCAAGCGTATATCATAGATTTTTTATCCATTCTTTCTTCAACCTTGTTTTTGGCTCTGCGTATGGATTGTTGGACCATGCTCTTACTGACTCCTAGTTCGTATGCAATTTCTGACATACTCTTCTTTTGTCCAACGTGGAGGATATAACACTGTCGTTCTCTCAATGAGAAAGATGCAAGAATATCCGCCAAAACCACTTTCTCTTCCCGAGTCATAAACAGGTGTTTCTTGTTAATGCTTTCTTCTTCCAATTGCTCCGCTATATCCGGAATTAAATCAATATTTTCATACGACCTACGCTGATAAACAGCCTTTTCATCGACCCCTCGATATGTATTCGGCTGTCGTCCAGTAGTCATCCATTCAAGCGAATAAGTCATGCTATCAATCATACTATTGAACTGCTTCAAATCATTCATTTCAATCGGATTATCCCTGTCCACTTGATCCGCACGTTTTTTCATCTCCTGCCTGCCCTCGATATACTCCGGAACCAATTTATCCACCCAACTCAACATAAAAGCGCCCCCTATCGTCTTCTAACAGAACCCCGATACCTTATGAATGTGTCTCGATTAACTCCCATCAATTCAGCCCATTCCCTATGAGACAGCTGCTCCGACGACTTACCCCTTGTCCTAGTATTCTTTTGTTCTACCTCACCTGTACAAGCATCAGAGAGACCCTTTTCAACCAGTTCCTTTTGCAAAGATTTCATTTCACTCACTCCCGATTTTTTGAAATAAAAAAGAGGACAACAAATGACACAGCGCTATGCTGTAATCAATCGTTGTCCTCTGGTTGGCCAGGGGGACTATTAGTATTTTTTAATTTTCGCGAACTTTATTTGTCATCAGTGCCGATGTCTGAAGCAAGTGATTGAACTCTGGCTAATTCTTCCTCTATCCACTCCAATCGCTCTAACATTTTAGTATTTTCTTCTAGCTTCGCATTTAATTCTTCTTGTAGTTCTTCAAATCCACTTGATATTTTCGTACGATGTTCTTGTCTTCTAACAACTGTTGTTTTATACCCCATAGTTATCAGAACAATACCAAATGCCATGAATGTAAAAAAATCCGATTCAGACATAAATAAATTTCCCAGACTAGTACCTATTAGTAATACGACTGGTAATAATATAAAAGATAGTACTCCTAAAAACAAAAATATCCCATATGTCACTAAATCTTTGCCACTTACTTTCTCTTCTAGTATAAAAAAATCTGCATAAACAAAACAAAATCCTGCTAACGTTGCTCCAAATGCGTACTCCTTAGGAACTTGTCCGGTTAAACTTAAAAACGCCAGTAGAATCATGCAAATTCCAATAAAACAAATCATTATTTCTGTTATAAAATGCGCTTGTTCACGACCATATAATTTCTTTGGTTCCTTTTTATACCTTTCGCTATCCTTCAAAACTCTTCGCCCTCTTCTCTCCGCATCCGCTTGATCTTCCCTTGATGCGTAACAATCCTATATTCCCCATGCTCCGGAAGCTCTCTCACTTTCGCAATACCCTCCGAAATAACCACCACACAGTTCATAGGTAGTTCCATTATACCAATTCCTAACAATAATGCATCTGTATTAAAAGTAATATCTTTATTCACCAGGACCCCTCCTTGTGTTATAATCAGTCTGCCTAGACGGGAGGAATCCTGTCTTTTTTTATTGTCCAAATATCCCGCTTGGTCGTTGCTTAACAAGCTCTTGGTCCGCTTGATCCATAATTAAAAGCGCGACACTTCGCTTATTACAATTCAGCGCCTTTGCCATTTCAGCAATCCCTACTCCTTCGTTCCACATCTCGCGAAAACGTATCAGTTCCCGTTCTGACCAAATCCACTTAACAGGGATTTCATCAAACAATACGTACTTTAATTCCTGCGCAGCTAACATCTTACTCACTCCTCTTCAATTCACTTTGCCGAAATATACCGATCTGATTAGACTTTGCAAACAGAACCTCGTACTGCCGTAGAGGTAAAACCTTTACAACCTGTCCCTCCGACCCCTCATACAATTTGAGATAGTAATAATCCTCAACATCTTTTTCTTCAACATTGACTACAACCTCAACCGCATCACCAACAGCAAACGCCTCTTTTACTGGTACCGCATCAAAAATAGTAAGTTGCTGCACCATTGTTATCACCCCTTAACAAATCTCTTCGCATACTGCAACTGCTGATGAATATACGGATCATCCTCATCGCCACCGCTCCACATCCAATCTCCAGTGCGCCTTTCAATATCTTTCAGTACCTCAAACGGCAACCGGGGTAACAGCTTGATTATTTCTTGATATGCAGTCACATGACCCACCCCTTTGTTTCTTCTTTGCACTGGTTACTCACCTTAAAATCACTCTATGTTATACTCCTTAAAGAGTTAAAAAAGGGAGGTATATCCAATGAATTTATTAATTTTACTACCATCCATTATTTATTTCGCTGTTATCGGGTTCGTTATTTGGTTCGCAATCAGTTTTATCAATCTCCAAAAAGAACGAAACATTGTACTTAAAGAAATTTCAAACAAACTTAACAATAAAGAGATCGAGTGATTCGTCTCTTTTCCTACGCTTATGTTCGAACTACGTACCAATCTTCCAATTCTTTCATTGAAAATCTTCCAAATACTTCTACGTTTAACGATTTTCTTGTCCTTCAATACTGTTGCTATATCACCAGATGACCGTGATAAAGACTGCTGATTATTATTAATCAGTGGTCTTTTTATTTGTCCTGCGACTCCATTATTATTGAATATTTGAAACTTATTGATTTTAAATACGTATTCTAGATATACATAATTTTAGAAAGCTGGTGTACTACTATGTTTAAATCAGAAGTAACTAACAAAGTTCTAGATATCATCCTCTTGCTTGTATTGATCTCGATTATCTTGTCCCTTCAGGCAGGATCTACACTGGCTAAAGCGTTCGCAATCACTATATTTTCAGCAAGGATTTTATTTGATATATACAAAATTATGAAAATCAAGAAACCGAAAGCTGATTAAATTTAATCGGCTTTTTTATTGCACTTAATGGTCGTACTGTTCAGCAAATCAACTGTAATTGCCCGTCTTTATCTGATGTAAAATTTGTTGCGTAATCACCCGAAAGAATAACTTCAAATATCGCTTCAAGAACACATACAGCAATGCTGTTACCAGCAAGCGCATAAAGCGTGGCGCTTCGATTGTTCGGTTTGATTGGAAATACACCCAACATTAAATCAAAGTCGTCATCATCGAAGTCCATCAACCGCCACCATTCGCGCTCAGTCGGATATCTGTACCGACCGTCTTCCATTTTGAATACACCAGCAGCAGGACAACGATCCGGTCGCTCGGTAATCGTATTGCAGACATCGACAATTGTTTTCACATAACGGAATTTTGATTTGTTGCGTTCAATTTCTTCCGCGGTCGCTAAATCTTCTAAACGATTCAACATAGATGGTATTTTCACCACATATTTTTCTAAGTCTTCGATTTCGCTTTCCGGTTGCCTAAATTCACTCATTGGACGTAGCGGCTGTTTCTTCAGTTTGCTGAAATCAAACACTTCATTACCGAGTATTGATATGCAAAAGACTCTTTCCCTTGTTTGTGGAAGGCCGTAATCCATAGCGTTTTCCACGTTGTAACTATTGGTGTATCCCAGCGCCTGTAACTCTCGTAAATACTTATCGAAGATTGGGCGCTTCTTCTTAAATAGCGCGCCCTTTACGTTTTCCCATACCACAAACTTCGGACGCCATTCTCCCATCTCTTTGATAATCCGAATTGTTTCAAGCAGTAATTCAGAACGCCCTTCGTCATCATTGTGGTTAGCGGCCGAATTGTCTTGGCACGGGCTACCGTGAACTAAAATATCTGGCTTTAAATCCCATGTGCGAACATCTTGTGTTTCATAACGGAAAGGATTCATTGCGTTATATGCCTTCACCCGATTTGCTGCCCATTCCACGTAATCTATCGTTTTCACTTTTACGCCTCGGCGTTTAGCTGCTTTGATATCCGCGCCTATGCCACCATAAAGCGACAACAACTTTATCGACATTTATAGCACTATCCTTCCTACACCTTTTGTGTTTACTCCGTCACTCCTTCACAAATCTCTTCGCATACCTCAACTGCTGATGAATATACGGATCGTCCTCATTGCCACCGCTCCACATCCAGTCACCGGTACGCCTTTCAATGTCTTTCAGTACCTCGAACGGTAACTGAGGTAATAGCTTGATTATTTGTTGATATGCAGTCATTCGGATAACTCCTTCGCCTTTTGTTCGTACTGGGTATTAATCTACATCGAAGTACATTTCAAATTCAGTTCCGCAACCATCGTCAAACTCATCGCATCCAAGCGTATACGTTTCCCCTGGTGTGCTTACGTCCTCTTCCAACCATTCCATTCCGCAATTCGGGCATTTTATTTGAGTATGCAAAACCTCTACTTGAGTTTCTGCATACGTTCTATATATTTTTTCCATCAATATTCACTCCTTCATAGTTTGTGTCCACTCCGTCACTTCGCCCGTCCATGCATCCGACCAATATAATAAAAACCCAAAGCGAGCACCAAAGCCGAAATAATAAACGCCCAACCTTCAAACGTGGTAATCACTGTCGCCATATCTTCCATCCCTCCTGCTCTTTGTCATACAATTCCCGTCGTAACAGTGGCTCGTATGTCCAAACCTTATAACCTTCCTCCCACCGAAACAGTAAACGCCACACGCCGTTCATACCGCATTTCTCCGACGCATGACCACAATGTATTTTCCGCGTTCTTCTCGCTCAACAAAAGCCCTTTTCGACTTACCGATACTATTTGTCTGTTTGTAAATTGCCGCTGTATGGGATTCTGATCCTTCTGTAACTACTTCGAATCCATTTAAAATGTGTTCAGCTACACGACGTTCGACCTCGGCTTTATTTGTACCCGTTACCCTTATCGGAAAATATTCGCCCATACCCTCATCCCCTTAAACTGATTTAAGATAATGCAGCACGTACCCCTTATCGCTTTTAATCAAGTCGCAATTCATAAAGAAGAACGGATGCGGTATGGATTTCCTGCCGCCGTTTCTAGCATCCTCCCAGTAGATTTGAAGGATCTTGAACGGCAACATATATACTTCGTCCAACTTCGTAAATGAAACGAGTAGGAATGACTGTGCGCCTTTCTGATGCCATGATTTCAACAACTCATATTGGTGTTCTGAAATGTTTTCTAATGGAAAACTCGTCTTGCTAGAAGTTTCTTTAGCATCAAATACAACCGCCCTACCGTCATGAACACCTGCGTAATCAACCCACTCGGGCTTTTGTGTGTACCCAGTGACTTTCCCCCGAACATTACTTTGTATTTGCACAGGCGTCGGGATCTTCCGAATGTCTGCAACGCCCTTATTGCGATACTGTTGATTTGTCATGTCTATCAATCTTTCAAGCACTGCGCCACGGTTTGCGTGGGATGGACTATATGTTTTCCTCAAACTGCCACCCCCGACTCAACAACCTCTTCAAGCGTGATTTGAATTTTCTCGAACTCCGCATCAGCTTCGGCCTGTTTTTTCTTGCAGACGGGACCATAACCATCATCAATCGACTTCTGCGTTTTAAGTTTCCTGCCGCAACGATTACATGCGTCCATTAGTATCCCTCCGCTTGCCTGACGTGATTGATTTCATTTTTCGCGAAATACGCCGATTCCATTTGATCCCACGTGAAACCTAAGAACAATTCTCCGAGTCCGATGAAACAACTGAACCCCTCGTATAAAGCTTCTTGCATATCGACAATCGTGAACGGCTCATGCCTGCTGTCATCCATCATCACTTCAAGACTCGATATCGAACTGAACACCCTATTAAACGTCTGTGTGGCTGTCGGACGCGTGTAATCACCATCAACAACAAAGTCATCCGGATCGATTTCCAATTCAATTGCAATGCTGATAAAGAAATGAATGCAATCAACGAATTCTTCAAGTAGTGGGTTTATTTTCTTTGTTCCACTACCATTACAACTTGAACAGTTTTTCAAAAAGTTAGTGCCAATCCCTGTTCCAGCACATTTTTCGCAATCAATTCTTTGTCTCGTTCTCGGTTTCTGATCCTTACTCCACCTTTTAAACCCTCTGTGCTCATTCGCACATTCACCAAGCTCCGTAAGCAACGCAGTGATTTTCCAGTCCCACGCTTCATCTTTCAGACCTGGAAACCGTGCATATATCTTTTCATCCAGCTCCTTCTGCATTTCAAACAGTTTTGTTAAATTCACTATTTACGCCCCGTTCCCTGTGATATTTCCTAGTTCCTTCCGCAATGTGTTTAGCCTGTTCTTTCAGCGACATTTTAGGAGTGTTCAACGCTCGCTCTTTCGACCATCCAAGCTTGTTAATTCGAGTGATTACTAGGTTCATATGATTGGCAGATAAACTGTTACGCTCCGCAATTTCGCGTTCTTCTTTCGTCCACTCAATACGCAAATGCTTGCCTGCCATTAACGAATGGGTTGCAGCCCTTTTCTCGTCCCATTTATTAACTTTGATTCGCTGATAAAACAAGTCTTTCGATATGCCGTTTTCAGTCGCGATTTTCTCCCACTGTTCCCAAACCGGCTGAAACGGGACTCCGACTTTTAAAGGCTCGGTAATCGCTCTATCAATATCCCATCCGTAATCCCGCACCCGTTGACTTAATGCAACATAATTTATTCCGTTTTGCTCAGCTGTTTCATAATCATTCGGCGTGATGTAGTGATATCGTTTTTCCAACCCACTCACCCTTTCAAAGTTTCATAGACTCAAAACGGCAAATCAGAATCACTGTAGTCCGGTGGTGAATCATATGGGTCGTCCAATGTCGTTTCCCGTCGATTCTGAGCGTCTTGTTGTTGATTCTGAGTATTCGTCTGCCCCGATGCTTGTCCGCTGTTAGATTGATTGCTAGACTCGTTATTTGGATTTCCGTTTCTTGGTTCTAAAAACTGCGCCGAATCCGCAACAATTTCTGTTGTATAAACCCTTTTTCCGTCTTGCCCTTCAAAACTGCCAGTTTGAATTCTCCCATCCAAACCAACTAGACTGCCTTTCTTCAAGTAGTTCGCAACGTTCTCAGCCTGTTTTCTCCAAGCGACGCAACTGATGAAATCCGCTTCTTGTTCGCCAGCTGCATTTTTGAATGCTCTGTTGACCGCGAGAGTGAAGCGTGTGACCGCAATACCTGTTTGTGTATGTTTGAGTTCTGGATCCTTTGTGAGACGACCGACTAATACGACTCGGTTAATCATTCCGCCACCTCCATTTCGCCATGCCAATCAGTCCAGAACAAATCATCGAGCGTCATACCTTCCTGTTGAGCAAGCGAGATATCGTTATCCAGGCAAGCAACTGAACAATATGTGCTGCCACTTGGTTCGTGGAGAAAGCCCTCGTCCATTCCCCATCCGCACTTAGTACAAGTTCTTGCAGATTCGTCCGGCTTTGTTTGCGTCTCTACTTGTGTTTCATAAACGTAGAAGCTCATCCCGCACCCCTCAATTCACTCATGGGAAAACCGCGTTGTATAAAACTTTTAAAGTCGGCTAATTTGTTCATGAAGCAAAGTTCGCCGTACATCAGACGCATATCTTCCTTTGTTAATTCGACTTTGAAGTATCTGTTGAATTTCTCCAACAACCTGTCAGCATCTTTCTTTTCTAAACCTTTCCCAATTGGACGACAAAGGTTGAACACCACTTTAGTTTTCACGTCTTCAATATCTTTACAGTCACTTATAGTTGCATAAGTATTAGTCTTAACGTCTATAATCAATTCCTCAAATTGATTAAGAACGTTTATTCCGAAATCCTTCATGAATTGAAATACTTCGTTGTAATCTAGTTTCCCAGTCATTCCGCCACCGCCCCTTGCACCGCTAGTAAACTAACAAGAGAGCGATAGTCCATATCAGACAACTTTTCACCGTTAGGTCCTTCCGTGATGCCGTGTACCAAGATCAATTCTTCTGTGATGTACATTGCTCCGGATTTGGTCATGCCGTCATCGCCTCCACTTCGCCAAGTTCAGCAAGGAGCATGTTGACAGCGCCCTCCGGTGTAGTTCCTGTCGTGATCCGCAACTCGTTGAGCAATGAGTTGAATTGTCGTTCCAAATGCTTGTCCTTGCATCCTGTGTTGTTCCACGCGCCCGCTGTTAGGATTAGTTTGTTGATGATGTGGTTAGGCATTGGATTCAACCTCCTCAAAACTGATGAATGATTCGGCTGGGTAGAAACCTTTTAATTCGCCGTTTTCATATTCATCTTTTGCGTTTTTCTCACAATTAGTTCTAACGAAACCACTCACTGTACCTTTGGTAATTCTTACATCGCCTTTTCTGAACTCCCCAACTTCCCGTCCGATCTTCGCCCACACTCGGCGTTCCTGTTCAACTTTGATTTCTTCGGGAGTTGCGTGGCGAATCCTAATCTTGTCTATTCCGATGTCGTGATCATAGAACAGATGAATGTCGCTGACTTTATCAACTCGAACCACCGCTTTATCATTCAAAAATGTTGTGCCGTTGAGTCTTACTATCCAATCCCCGACCTTATACTCCGGTTCGACATCGTAGCCCTCTTGAATTGCACGTAATAAATCAACAACTAACATTCCCTTTGTGGCTCTAGCCATTGTGTCGATTGCATCCGCTTGTTCCCTAGTCAACTTCACTTTTTCAGTCATTCAGAATTCCCCCTTGTCGAATATCGTTATCAATTTCATGCACTGCTCTTCGTCAAACATTCCAATGTGAGCCTCTTCACTAGAAAGGGACATGGCGCGTTGGAGTCTCGCGTATACCTTCCGCCTGCTCGTTCTTTTTCCGCGCCACAACGAATCAATCCGAGCGTGACACATTTTCCTTAAGTTACGCAGGCGTCCGTTTGCTAACGTGCCTAAAGGCGTTCTTCCACGTCCATGTGTACCCACGCGAGCATCACAAGGAAGGCAAACGTACAGATTTGTTCTAAAATCTTTACCGTAGAACTCCTTGGATGTGGTGAAAACTGCTGACTTGTCGCAATATGGGCAGATGACTTCTTTTGTCTTAATAGTCATTCAAAATTCCCCCTAAAATGTTTTCTTCCGATAATCCCTGCCATCCATTTTCACAACGTCCGTATTGTCCATGATTCGCGAGAAGTTCCTGGCATTCACTTTGCTTTCAAGCTCCGTACTAGAAAGATTCGTCGTGTAAATCGTGTGCTTTCCAGACCGGCTGTCGATGACTTCAAACAACTTCGTCCACGTCCAGTTATCCGCACCGTTCCGCATGTTCGTGTATTCCGTCCCGAGGTCATCAAGGACTAGGAGGTCAACCTCTGCAATGTAGTTCAACAAATCGTTTTCCGAGAAGCTCGCCTTAGCGTTAAACGTTTCCTTAATTTTCGTCAGTAATTTCGGAACTGATAGGAAAAGCGCTGTGTGACCATTCTCAATCAGCTTCTTCGCAACAGAGAACGAAAGGTGGCTTTTCCCGGTGCCATAAGTTCCGGTTAAGAGTAAGTTCTTTCCTTCACGCGGATTAAACGTCCAGGCGTACTCAACGAGATCGCGCTTAGCCCTTTCAAGTTCTGGTGTAGGTGGAACATAATTTTCGAAAGTCGCTTTCAGAAGAGATTGATTGACCAATGAGTTCTGGTCGAACACGCCCTTTGCACGATTCATTTTGGCTTTACGCTCATTTTCGATAACCCGCAATTCGATATCTTTGTCTCCGCATTTGCAACCAAGAATGAATTGTTCGACCTTTCCCATGTCGGGACCGCCCATTATCGGAATCTCAGTCAGTTTCACTTTTTCACCGCAGCCCTCGCAATCGTACTTTTCTAAGACGACTGGGACTGGAAAGTTTTCAAGTGCCTTTTCGTAGTTCATGACGTCCTCCTAGAAACCGTAGTCATATTCTTGTTTCTTCTCAGCCTTTGTCGGTTGTTCAAAACGATGGACATTGTTCGGCTTATTAAACTTGTTTCTTTCATGGGAATGAATCTGTTCAACATTCGTCAGTTTGTTGTTGGCCCATTCTTTTAACAGATACTCAACAAATCCATAGTTTCGCTTGTTTCGGTCATCTGCGATTTTGATTGCTTCCAAAACGATATCTTTGTCCTGTTTGAAATCGTCATACCACATTCCCAATGAATCTCTTTGAAGTGGAGATAGTCTGCAAATGTTAGATTCGAATGTCTGGAAGACTTCAGCGAATCCATCAACCGGCTTTGTAGTTGTTGTAGTAGGTTCTTTATTTACGTTATTAACCTTATTAACATTATTGATTGTGGACAGCTGTTGGACATCTGTTGGACGACTGTTGGACACTTGTTGGACACCGCCTTGGTGTTCAGACCAGTTGGTTACAGTAACGACGCTGTATTTCGTAGTAGATTTGATGGACAACATTTGCCACTCTTCGAAGTTTTTCAGCCACCTCCACAGCGTTCTGCCGGAAACGACTTCATCCTTTTTTGCACCCTTATTAAACTCATCTTCTAGCGCATTTCTACCAGTCACAAACTCTCCAATTTCTAGTTTCACCATCTGGTTTCCGACCAATTGGTCATGCCCGGAATGTGACGCTTTCATCAAACAGTGGATCCAGAGTTTCAGCATATTGGCATTTGAATATATGGGGTTGTCCATCAATTTTCTGTGTAAGCTAATCCATCCCGCCACTCGACTTTCCCTCCTTCACCTACTGTTTTATGTCAGTAATTCGCCAATTTCCATCGTGTCTTTCAGTTGCTTTGTCTGTCTGCAATACGCGCATTTCTCACACCGCGTCGGCTCTGCTGCACCCGATTTCAAAGCAATAAACTGTTCAATCATGTGTTCAACGAAATCTATTTCGAACTGGAATCGTGATTCCTCAAAGTGCAACACCGCTTTATCCGGTGGATCTTCTTTCGTGACCGCTACAACATAAGGGGTAAAGTAATCGCCAGTGTTCTTTTGGATGATTTCTCGATAGACAGCCATCTGCAACACGTAATCCCACGCTTCAATGAAGGAAACATACTTCTGGTACTTGTCCGACCAATAACGCTGTGAAAGGCTTCTAGTAGTCTTCAAATCAGTGAACGTTTTCCGCGCATGATTGATAGAATCGATTTTCGCTTTCCACGGAACTCTGAACAACTCAGCAGTAAGAATGATTTCCTTTTCACCTTCCAGTGCGAACATGGCAAGCTTGTCATTTTTAATAGTTTCGATCATGGCATCAGCAGTTTCGTAATCCGCGTATTTTCCACCACCACGCTTTTTGAAAATGACATCCGCATTTTCTTCTGCGATTGTTTGAAAAGCTTCTTCATTCTCGAATGCTGCATGCGTGTATGAGCCGACGAGTAGGGCGTTTCCGTATGTTTGTTCATACTCACCTTTTAACTTCGCTACAGCCTTCGCCTGGCACTCCATGAACCCTTTGAATTGGGAGACCGAGAAATATTCCCGGTCCGCTTCTAATGAGAAATAATTATCATTTGTTAGTTGAAGCAATAGATTCACCTTCTAAAAAATGTTTGTGTTCGTGGATGTTGCCGACGACTTCGCCATATCTAACCGCAAAGTCCGTTCTAATCCCACCGAAAGTAAAACAAGCGTCTTGATCGTTCCATTTCGCAATTAACAAAGTCCCACTCACTCCAACTTGTTTGTGAAGACCTTCGTAATCGACAATGTCACCCTCATAAATCGGGTTTTGATTCTTGTCTTTTAAGCCGGTGTATTCCTGATAAATCAAATGATCTAGTCGCTCACTTTCGCCCGAAATATACGTATCACCTTCAGGAGTAGAAACATCTACATCAGAAAACTTTTCAGCAACAATCCCATGTCTGTCAAAGTAGAAATGAATGAAGTCTTCTTCGCCTGTGTAATACATTTTCATTTCAACGTTATCCCACGCCCGGAACTTGGTTTCCCTCATTGCCCGGCACCTTCTTCCGTGCTTACAGGCTTGTCCGTCGGCTTAGATTCACTTTCCTTTTTGAACGTTTCAGATAGAGCGCTGGACAGCTTTTTCTTCGCGTCTTTATCGAAGTAATCTTCTGGTTTGCTCATGCCATCCTTAATAGAAGTAAAGATGCTTGTAAGTTCTATAAAGTCGTATTCAGTGAAGGATTCAGCATTGTAGCCAAACTTCGCCTCAACCATTTCCTGAGTGATACGATGTTGCTCCTTGAATGCATTCAAAGCTTTCGCTATACGATCTTTTAACGGGCCATTATTATTACCTTGCAAAGTCTTTTCACACTCGGCAACAGCCTTATCCACGATATCTCCCGGGATGATCCCGAGAATACAAGCACGCACACGACGAGCGCCGCTGCTTGCGACTAATTCGTAAATGTCGCGTGGGTCATTCAACTTTTGCAATTTCCCTTTCGCCATCCGCGAGTGTTTGACGGTGAATACTTTTTCTTGTCGGACATTTGTTTCTAAGTCCCACGCATAAGCCATAGCGACTGATTCACCTTCACGCTGTTCAAGTTCCTTTACGCCGAATGAGAGATTGCCCCAGTTTTGAGCTAACACCTCAGCTAATCGAATTGAAGGACCAATTACTTTTGTTCCCGCGCGTGGGTATTGGTACATCGCTACTGCTGCCAGTGCCGGACGCTTACAGCTATCTAAAATCCGCTGTTCAGATTGGAATATGTTTCTAGGGAATTGACGCGACATGAATATCTGCCCTTTGACTTCTTCCATTTCCCTTGATGCCGTTGCTTGCCCAAGTACGGACGGTTGTTGACTCTGCTGATATTGCGTTGATAGTTCATTCATGTATAATTCCTCCCGATTTGTGATATAATAGATTCAAAGTTATTTTTCCGAGCGACCACTTTGCCGAGTGGTCTTTTTTTATTGCCCTGCATAACCCCATTCAGCCAATCCGATTTTCTCCAAATGTTCGCCAAGACAAGTTGGACCGCAAAACCATTCATTTACGTGGTGGAAAGAAAGTTCATCTTTGTGTATTTCTTCTCCACATGACTTGCATTTCGTGTGAACGACAGGCTCACCGAATGGATAACCAGTTTCCATTGCTCTTTCAATCGCTGGATGCATCATATTTCTTCACCTCTTTTCGGAATCTGCCTTGTTTCCCAATCATTGATTAAAACCAATTTCCGTTTGCAATTGCCGCAGAATGAATGATTTTCTAACCAAGTGAAGTAAACAATTTCACCGGGTACGAAGTCTTTCTGACATTCACCGCAATACTTGCTGAGTGACTTCTTCATTCCTTGTCACCCTGCTCCAATTGCCATGTCGCATATTGCCACATAGTCCCAAGTACAAACGCAAGAACTGGTGCAAAGTAGAGTACGATCTGACCTTTTTCCGCTAATGTCAGCATTCTGATTCTCCTTTCTGTAATAGATGGTTGAATCCCATCAAAAAGCGCCGGAAGCTAAGAGGAGGAATTATTTGCCGTACCTCCGACGCTTTTTGATAGGAGCCAAGGCTCCGTATCTGTGCTATAATGTTGTTACGAGATAGTTTAAAAGTTGCCGATTGACATTCCAGTGTCTGTCGGTTTTTTTGTGTCTAAAATTGTTAATCAGATGTACTGTAATACCTTTTGCTATCAGCTTTTCGTGAAGTTGTTGCATTTTGCTTTTCATGTAGAACCTCCTAGAATAAGAAACTTATGAATCCGCCGACCAGTGTGGTTAACATCTGAGTTAGCGCTACTAAGTCCACGCCAGAAATTACAGCAACAGCCGCAACGGACACGTCATGTATTTGTGTAGCTTGCAACCACCTAATTAAGTCGGCTGCCTTCAACTCCATTTTGTTGTTCTCTAAACGCGATATGGTACTGCGAGACAGATGCGTTCTTTCTGACATATCTTCTTGGCTTAATCCCGCAACCAGTCTCGTTGTTTTTAAAATTGGACCGAACATCATATTTTTTCTCTCCCCTTGTGCTGAATCTGCACATCCATTATTGAATCCGCACATCTGTTGCAGAATTACGACAGTATTTACAATGTGAACCTAGTAATATAGTTAATGAAGGAACTCACCACCATTGCAGGATGACCCCTCCTTGCAACCTCGATTTACACCTTCGGAATTAAGGGGCTTGCCCGCCCCTCTTCGTTTTATGCCACTCTTCTAGGTATCCAAGCGTTTACATATCCGATTGCCGCTTGGAGATCTTGGCGCTTCACATCTTTATATGAAGCAACGCCGAACCGATCTTTAATTTCGCGGTACAATTCTCTGAAAAGCTTCGGCCGTAGTTGTTGATGCTTTTCAAGGTCGTAAACCTTTCGTGCAACTGCTCTTTGTAAGCCGCGTTGTTCTCCGTGATCCAAAGTGATTTGGTTCTCAACTTTATCTTTCAGCTCTGCCACATCTTCTTTAAGGATTTCGACATCCTCTGATGTTTCAAGGCTTAATCTCATCGACGCCCTCAATTGCTCCGATGAACTCAATACTTTTGGTGCATTTGCTGCTTTCTCTAGTTCTTCAAATCTAGTAACATATGCCGCCGTGAATAGTACACCCTTTTCGCCAGTCATTTTATTAGCTACCATGTCGCAACCTTTTTTAGTTATTAGGAAGCTAGGTCTTTTCTTCATTTGTGTATCTTCGTATTCGGATTCAATGAAGAATTCGGTGTGGGCGAAACCGCCCTGACCTAAATATTCAACATAACTCCTAATGCTCTTCATTAATGCATTATGCTCGCGGTCTACCATCCTCGCGACTTCCCGACTATCTGTAACTAGTTGTCCATTAATAGAGACTACTTTTAAATTATTCATTGAACATTCCTCCTCTTTATTAGACACACCCAAGTTATCGCTTTACATGCCGAGAAAGTTGCGACTAACCAGTTGTCATTGCGCTAAATCATTCATCAGCCACTGTTCAATTGTCCCTCTGTGAAATAGGATGCGACCACGAACTTTCTTGTGAGGAATTTCATCGAGTCGGGCCATTGTGTAAATTGTCGCTGTGCTTACTCCGATTAAGCCGGCCACTTCATTAACTGAGAGTGTGATTTTTTCCGTTGCAATCATTTCGTTTCCCTCCCTTCTCTTTTTCACACCCAAACATAAGGAATCGAAGTCATTGGCACTTTAACTCTGTTTGTCGCTCGCTCCGTGGAGGTCAGTGGCGCAGGTGGCTCGTTCGATTACTCCCGTTTGGGTGTGAATACATATTTTTAAACGACTTCCGTCTCCACATTAAGCGAAACGCTTAGTTCATCTCCAAAAAAAACTCTGATATCAACTTCAAGGGCGTCGGCTATTTCTTGTAATGAATCGACATCCGGTGTTCTTCTTCCGACGGATATACCATAGTACCAAGAAACTGTTTTGCCACAACTTTTTGCTATATGGGTTTTAGTGACACCTTTGCGTTTTCTAATTTCCTCAATTCTTTCGTATACTGGTTTCAATTTCGCACCTCCTAAAATGAGCGTTACGCTTAATCTATCTACAATATTACTTGAGCGTTACGCTTATGTCAACAATAAATTTTAAATAATTAAGCGAATCGCACATATAGTTAAACGATGCGCTTAATAATGGTATATTTTGAATAGAGGTGAAGCGAATGTCCGTTTTAGGAAAAAGATTAAAGCAAGCACGAGAAGAATCTCGATACACTCAAATTGTTGCGGCAAAGAAATTAGGAATTTCAAACGGTACTTTGTCTGGATATGAACGAGAATATCGAGATCCCGATACAGAAATATTAAATAAGATGGCTGATTTGTATGGTGTTTCCGTTGAATGGTTGATGGGTAGATCAGATAAACAACAATCCGATTGGAATTCAACACTCCCTGAATTGACAGCTAAAGATGAGTTAGACATAACTGCCGATTTAGAAAAAATGATAAACAACTTAGATGCCAAGGATGGCTATGCAGCATTCGATGGGAGTACGATGGACGAAGCGGAAGTTGAGGATATGGAAATTTTAAAAGCGTCGCTAGAAAACTCATTACGTTTGGCTAAACGAATAGCCAAACAAAAATTCACCCCTAAAAAGTATAGGGATTAAAATAGCTGATTAGGGGTGAAGTTGGTTGCCTAAAAAAGAAGTTGTTAAACACATCGAAAAATACGCTACCAATAATCCCTTTGAAATCGCTAAGCAAAAGGGAATCGTAGTTATCCACGAAAGGTTAGGTAGTGCTCTCGGCTATTATAATTCTTATAAACGAATAAAATTTATACATATAAATGAAGGAATAGACGAATATTTGAGTCGATTTGTATGTGCACACGAATTAGGGCACGCAATACTTCACCCGAATGCCAATACACCTTTTTTAAAGAAAAATACGTTCTTCTCTATGGAAAGAATAGAAATAGAAGCGAACACCTTTGCAGTCGAGTTGCTACTTCCCGATTACACGATTTATGATCATAAAGATGAAAATCTAACTCTTAAAGAGATAGCCAACATATACGGCGTACCCGAAGAGGTTACGTACCTAAAGAATTTACGGAATGTTCTATAAATCAATTGGGAGGAGGGAAATAAAATAAATATTTTCAAAAAGATATTTAAAACTTTTACGGTTAAAGGAAGTCGTAATAATCAAAATGAAACAAATGCGCTAGAAGAAAATCTAATCGATTTAACTTCGGAAGCTGATTTATTTCAGCAAGATGTTAATGACCAGGAGTTGAATCCAGTGGAAATTCTGATGCTTGATTATGCAGATGGGTTGACTGTTGAGGGAGCAACTTTCCCGCGCTACTGGCATTTTCAATATAACTCCGATCCGAAAAAGCTGATTAAGAAACTTTTGTCTCTTAAACTATTGAATATAGATACTTCTATACTTGCAAGCATGAAAATTGCTTTGGTTAGTGATTTGAAACATCTACTTCGGCAAAGAGAATTAAAAGTATCAGGGAGTAAAAACGAATTAATTGAAAGGTTAATTGAAAATGTTCCGAATGATGAACTTCAAAATATCTTCAATCAACAAAAGTACCTTTTATCGGATGATGGAAGAAAAGTACTAGAATTAAATGAACATATTAAGTTTTTTCATTCTCACGGAAATTTAGGAGTTTCAATACATCATGCTCACGCAGTAAAAAAGAAAAGACCTGAATTAAGTAAATTTGATATCGCTTGGCAGCAACTAAATTTAACTTCTATGAATCACGCTAAAAACGGAGATTGGGGATTATATAGAAATGACAGACTTGGAATGTCAACAGTTTTAATTCTTGAAAATAAACTGTCCGAGGCTTTGGGGCTTCTCTTCGAAGTTTGCTATTACGACTTAAGCGGTCTGAGTAACAACTTCAACCTAGATTTTATCGGAGTAATAGAAGACTACTTTTTTCCTTACGAAGATTCGAATCACACCTTAGCTCCCGGAATAATTACTAAAATACAAGACATCCAAGATAAATTAGCTATTTCCGAGAAAGAGTTTGAAGAATTTTATTTCAATCATATCAAACGAATTACTACCCCTATCCATTTATTCACACGCCGAGAAGTTATGGATATTCTTATTCACGAGATGAACGCAAATAAAGATAAAGTTAGTAAAATATATCGCAAAGCACAAAAACGCTATAAACAAGAAGGGGTTCAAAGCCTCTTAACTATACAATCAAAATAAATCCGGTTTCAGCCACCGTGCATCCGGATGAAAAAAGAAAGAGGGCTATCTATATGGGGTTTTTCGATTTGAAAGCAATATGCGCCATTTGTGAGAAAGAAGCTGGATTAAGCCGTCAGAAAATAGCTGATAAAAATAGTATATGCTCAAGTTGTTTCAAAGCAGCCGGCTTCAATATCGGGATGGCACACAAACCGGTTAAACAAATGTCAGTAGAAGACGTCCATTCTGCAATAGAGGCGAAAAACACAAACAATGACGAGCTGAGTTCTTTTAACCCTACAAAGAAAATTGGGACATTTTTAGAATTCGATGATACTCAAAAGAAATGGCTCATCCTTACTGGCATCCTTGGTAAAAGAGATAAATCTAAGGTGTACAACTACAGTGATATCGTTGACTTTGAATTACTAGAGGATGGTGAATCTGTAACTCAAGGTGGTTTGGGTAGAGCTTTGGTGGGTGGAGCGCTATTCGGGGGTGCTGGCGCAGTCGTTGGTGGAGTAACGGGTAAAAGGAAGAATAAAGAGATTTGCAACAGCTTAAAAGTAAAGGTAACACTTAGGGATATTAATAATCCGGTAGTTTATATTTCTTTTTTGAGTGTAGCAACAAAAAAAGATAGCTTCACATACAAAACTTTTTACAATAGTGCGCACGAATGTCTATCGGTACTGCAATTAATTTGCGATATGCAAGAAGCGTCGGTAAATAACAGCGGAAATATTAACGTTACAGGATCTGCTGCAGACGAAATTAAAAAGTTCAAGAACCTCTTAGACGAAGGAATTCTTACTCAAGATGAATTTGATACTAAGAAAAAAGAATTATTAGGACTTTGACCCCGCCCTGCCCAGGGCTTTTCTTTTAAGCACAAAATCGAACATACAATCTCATTAATGTTAATAAGGGTGGGAATAATAATGGCTAACATTCAACAACGTGGGGGAAATTCATATCTTTTTACAGTGGGTCTACCGAAGAATGCGAAAGGGATCTATCCTCGGGAAACCATGACATACGTCGTGGAAGGTAAATATACTCCCAAACAACTTGATGAACATCTAAATCATGAGTTTTTAAAGTTCAAAAATGTTGTGCTTTCAGGCAACTATGTTCGTCCACAAGAAATGACACTTGCAGAATTCACGATCGAATGGGACGCAAAACACGCATCTAAACTAGCTGGAACAACTTATGGCAACCATCAACGAAAATTAGAATTGCACATCCTCCCTGTCCTTGGGCATATGGAAATGAAACAGATAAACGAATTTGTGCTCATGAATTTTCTGGATAATCTAACTCGTAAAGACGGAAAAGAGGGCGATCTGTCTTTTCATTCAAAACAAGACATATATCGCACGCTCAAAAGTATTTTTAAATACGCTATAAAGTGGAAAGTACTAAAAGACAATCCAATGGATGGTGTTGAGAAGCCTAAACCTACAGACTCGGAAGAAGACTACGAGGACGTACGAGTATATGACGAACAAGAAATAGCAGAATTAATGTACCTATTGCAGAGTGAACCTCCCCATTGGCGTGTAATGTTTACACTCGCACTTGCAGCTGGGTTACGTCGCGGTGAGTTACTTGGATTGGAATGGACCAATGTTGATTTCGCGAACAATCAAATCGAAATCCGAACGACTATCGTCCTTACTAAATCCGGTCCACTTATTAAGAAAACAAAAACAAAATCATCTAGGCGCACTGTGACTCTTCCGAGTAGCATGATGGCAGAATTAATCTTATATCATGAACAACGGGAAATTGAGAAAGTAGGCGCTGGCGAAACGTGGATTGAAGAAGAATATGATTGGGTGTTCTGTCAACTGAACGGAACACATATGTATCCTTCCAGTCCCACGAACCGGTGGAGTAAGTTTTTGAAAAAACATAATTTCAAATACATTCGCCTACATGATTTACGTCACACGTCCGCAAGTATATTAATAGCACAAGGCGAACACGCCAAAGTCATTTCTGAACGCTTGGGGCACGCCGACATTTCTGTTACAATGAACACATACGGTCACGTCTTCAAATCTGCCAACAGATCGGCTGGCGATAAAATGGAGAGTATTTTTCGGCCAAGGTTTCCAATAGAATGATGATTGTTGTAAATCTGTTGTAAAAATTGTTGTAAAACCAATAGAAACAGTTATAAAATAACACAAAGAAGGTTCTGAAAGCCTGCTAGTATCATGATTCTTACTAGTCTTTGATAATTAAATACAAAGCAAACCCCACATTTGAGAAGTGGTGGTTTAAAACTTTCTAAGACCATACGGCAAAGGCGGCTGTTATTTTAATAATTTAAATGAAACTGGTTTCCATTGGAAGCTGGTTTTTTTATTATACATTTGAAGGGGGCGGACATCATTCTCAAACGATTGGTGGTCACGGGTTATAAACCCCATGAACTCGGCATATTCGATGACAAGCATCCAGGCGTCCGTTTTATAAAAAAAGCATTAGAAAAACGACTAGTCGCCTTACTGGACGACGGGTTGGAATGGGTAATTATAAGCGGTCAACTAGGAATTGAAGCATGGGCAGCCGAGGTCGTAATTGATTTGAAAAAAGAATATACCGATTTGAAATATGCCGTTATTACTCCTTTTACAGATCAGGAGAAAAATTGGAACGATATGAAAAAGGAAAAGTATCATTCTCTCATCGCTAAAGCAGACTATCATACGAGTCTTACGAAGAGACCCTATGAAGCTCCGTGGCAATTTATCGAAAAAGATAAGTTCTTCATGCGCAATTCTGATGGAATACTCATTGTTTACGATGAGGAAAATGATGGCTCTCCAAAATTTGTTAAAAGGTCCGCGGAAAAACATGCGGAACGTTCCGATTATCAAGTTCTCACAATCAGCGCGGACGACTTGCAAGTAATTGCAGAAGAAGAACAAATGGATGAATGGCAATAAGGTTTCCGATTCCTTGACACTTCTTGTGCTACATGGTATGATAGTTCCGTTAACAATAAGGTAATGCTTAAGATTTGAATATCTGGCATTCTACGTACTGTTTTTGAGAATACTTATTCACACTGGCGCGACTAAAGGGTCGCAAGGACATAAAAGTAGGCAGGGTTTATGTTGCTTAAGTTAGAAAGCACCCAGTGGAACAATGACCGCGGCTCTGAAAGCTTATCCTTTCTATGGAAATTATTCCCCGAATAATCGGGATGAAAAATTAAATTCAAAAGTATAGTGTTACCTGACAAAACAAAGGGATGTTCCTCAATCGAGGACATCCCTTTTCCAATTTCATTTACTAATCGGGTTTATAATTGCGTTGCTGTTATACACATATTACAATAGCATGAAAAGGATGGTGGTCACAATAATGGATATTTACGCACATCGCGGTTCGTCCGGAACACATCCAGAAAATTCACTTGCCGCCTTCCATGAAGCTGCCAGGCTTCCTATTTACGGCGTAGAATTCGATGTTCATTTGACAAAAGACGGTGAACTGGTTGTCATTCATGATGAAACAATAGCTAGAACATCAGATGGCAAAGGTTTCGTGAAAGACATGACACTTGCGGAGTTAAGGTCATTTGATTTTGGCAGTTGGTTTTCTGATGAATTCCGGGGTGAACTTATACCGACGCTGTATGAAGTACTCGAAATTTTTTCCGAGACTTCTCACCATCTAAATATCGAACTAAAATCGGATATATTTCCTTACGAGGGAATGGTGGGGGAAGTTGTTGCAATGGTTCAGAAGATGAAACTCGATGCGCGTGTCGTTATTTCATCATTCGATCACGAAGCTGTTCGGGCAGTAAAAAAAATTGCACCGCACATTGAAACTGCAGCCTTGTTCATGGAAGTACTAGTCGATCCGCTCGATTATATGCGTACTATTCCTGCCGATGCACTCCATATCTCATTACCATACGCTGCTCGTCCATCTATGAGAAAAGTGGTAGAAACCGGAGTGGCTGTTCGTGTCTTCACTGTTAATGAAGTAAAGTATGCAGAAGCACTGAGGAAAATTGGTGTCACCGCCCTATTTACTGATTATCCAAAGAAAATGATGATTCATTTGAATAGAAAAAGCTGA